GGAGTCCGGGCGCACTTGACGTGAGTGAGCGGCTTGAACGGCCCCAGGCCGCCCACCAGCGTTTGACGACCCAGCATCCAGTAAGCCTGCGAGACCGTCACCCACTCGGCGCCTGGGCGCGGGCCTATGACTGGCGGCGGGGGGCAACCGTTGATCTCGTGCTCGAGATGCGCGCGGTTCATGCGGCGCGCCCCGCGATATCGTCTCGCTCGCCGGGTGTTTCTGGCGTCGCCTCTCTGATCGCCTGCAGGTATTGCAGGTACAGCATCTCGGCGGCCGTCGGGTCGGTCTCGGCGAGATAGTCTCGCCACAGCCGCTCGGCCTTGCGGTTCATGGTCTCGGCCCCGCGCCAGGGACGAGCGCCGTGGGAGACGCGCTCGGGACGGGACCAGGCCGAAACTGAGCCCTCACCGCGAAATCCGATCCTGCGGTATCCCCGCCTGAATCTTGAGGTTCGTCGCGATGATGGCGACGTTGTCACCGTCTAAAATCGCCCCCAAACGGCGCGGGCGTGGCTTTACAGCGATGGGTGTCTTGTCAAATCGCGGGCGACGGTTTCGGCGTAAATACATCCTAATGTCCCGGATTCGTTGAAAATAAAAGCCAGCCGTGCTTACAGTGGCTTCACGAATAACAACTAACAGGCGGCTTTGTGATCGGGATCGTAAATGACGCCCAGATCCACCTTCCCCCCAAAATGCTCGAACAGCTTTCTTGCGACCTCTCGTGACGGCAACTGCACGCCGCGCTCTATGCGAGATAGGTTCCCCACATCGAGATCAGTAGCGGCGGCGACCTCCTCTAAGGTCTGCTTTCGCTGCTGTCGCGCTTCCCGCAAATTTAGCTTCGGCATGCGGGGAGTATTGCGCATACCGCAAATTTGCGCAAGGGGCTATTTTTGCGGATCCCGCTTTGAATAATGGACCCGCTCTCAACGACAGTAAGCCCCGATATGGTTGCCGCCCGCCCGATGGGTTATCGAGGCGTCGGCTGGGCCATCAGGAAAGTCCGCCAAGGACAAGATCGAACCCTCGATGATGTCGCCGACGCGATCGGCTCGGATGCTGGGAACCTGTCCCGAGTCGAGCGCGGAGAGCAATGGCCGCCAGAAGCCCAGCTTAACGCTGTAGCGCTTGAGCTTGGCCTGAACGCATCCGATTTGCTCCGACTGGCAGAAAGAGGGGAAAATGACTTGGCGGGCTTAATGGCGATCGTCGAGCAGCTCCCGCCGTCTAAGCGGGCAGAGCTCCAAAGATACGCTGAATTCCTGCTCACCCAGATCTGACGACCCGCCTATAGCCTCGCCCTGCCGGGGCCTATAAAATAATTCTCGTTTTGCGCTTGACGCAACCCAGTATTTTGCGGATACTGCAAATCTAAGGACCGACAACCACTAGCCGGAGCCTCAAATGGAACAGCACACCGAAACCGTCCCCGTCCAAAGCGGAATCTTGTTCCCAAAGCCGTTCACGGCCGAGCAAGTCTCCGAGACGTTGTTCAGCTATGCCGCAAACATGACGAAGCGAAGGCCGCTGTACGGTGTGTTCGACGGCGACGCGCTCGTGCATTGGTCAACGGGCCGCAAAGCCGCAGAGCGTTGGGCTGATGCACGCGAGCTGCATTCGCAGAGGATCGCGTAATGACCGCGCCATCGACCGAAACTGTAACCGTCCAAATCCACCCCGACACAATCCTTGTCGACCTCGCCCGCGCTTTAGCGACTGGAGGGTTTTCGATCAAGTACGAACCGAGGGATGGGTTGGTGATTGTGAGGGCTCAGTAGATGGGACAGCAGAACACGAGCAGCGAAGACATCCGCCACGACGAGAACTTCGAGGAATTGAAGCGTGTGCTCGCGAACGGCACTTTTCATCACGCCACTTACCGCAATCGCGGAACCGTTTGGGAAGGCTTGTGGGTCTACCTGAAAGATCCTGATGGCTTTCGCGGTTATGCGGTAGGTTTCAACATTTCCAAGGACTCGCCGCACATCGATGTGGCTCACGATCTATGTCGCGGAACCGGCATTAGCGTCGGCTCTTACGGGTGCGGCTGATGACCGCGCCCTCGACAGACAAAGACCATTACCACGACTGGACTCCGGCTCGTAAAGCGAACGGAGCGCTGGACTACAGAATGAATCGTCAGATGAGTAACCAGCCGCTTATCAACGTGCGTTGTGAATGCGGCGCGCGGACTTGGTTTACTAAATCGAATTGGGAAGGCATCGCGACAAAGGATCGTGGCGACCGATGAGGGCGGGACGATGAGCACCGATAAAGTTTCGCCTGTTCAGGGCGTGAGCAAGCAAGTCGTGAACTCAGTGCCGAATCAATTCCTTTGGCGTTGCCCCGATTGTAACCGCCAACAAGAGCACCCGTATCAGCCTCACGCCTGCGTCAACTTCTGCGCGCTAACGATCTACAAAGACGAGCACGGAAAGCGCATGAGCAAGGCTTCTATCCATGACTCTGACGGCAAGGTATTCGATGTGCGCCTCTCATACGACGAGGCATTTTTGCGCTACATGATCGAGGACGTATATCCGGGCATCGCTTGGGTGGTGCTCGATCAGCAGGGGATAGAACTGTGACTCGTTCAAAGCAGGGGCCACGTGCTTGGTGCGATTACTTGCAGCGCCAGTGCCCGGCTTCTGGAAAATGCGATTGCGTTATCGAGGACGACCCGACACCTTTTTGCCATGTATGCGGAGCGATGACTGCTACGCAATGCGAGTGTCCGAGACCGTTCTACGCGGAGAACCACTGATGCAGCAGGTCTCGGTCCAGTGCGGACAGTGCGGAAAGCAATTCGACGTTCCCAAGAACATGGCTCTCCGCAAAAAGGTCTCTTTCGTGTGTAGCGATTGCACAGCACCGGATTGGACGCGCTCATGCGAAGTCTGCGGCGAGAAGCCTGTGCATCCGCTGACCGGCATGTGCGGTCCCTGCACGACCGGAGAAGCGGCGACTGCTGGAGGGAATTGGTAATGCACGAACTGAAACTCCGCCCGCCCAACCACCACCACGTTCTGAACGGCGAAGTACTGCGCTCCGGCGACCTCGCCTTCGCCGGTGTCAACGGCACGCGCGCGCGCTGGCTGCCGATCAACCGCAGACTCATCGGCGATATCTACGACTCCGACTGGCACGAGCATCCCTCGTATGTCGTGCGGCACGACGACGTGATTGCGACGCCGGACCCGGAGATGCTGGCCGAGTATCACCGCCGCTTCGCCGACTACCTCGAGGAGGGGGTGCCGGTCGACCCGCGGACGCAAGAACTCAAGGACATGGGCGCGCTGCTTTCGTTTCGGCTTGGGGTGAAACGGCGCGAGATGAATCGGGAGGCGCTGCGATGACCGTGCATGTTATAGGCCCTCCAGTCGAGTCGGTCGACGACGCCGCCATCATTGACGTGATCAACTTCGTCAACGGGCGCTTTGCCGATGCGCATCCGAACACGGTGATGTCGTTTGTGACGAGCTACCTGCTGCAAGTGATTCTGACATCCGAGAACGTGTTCGAAAGCCCCTTCGATTGGGACGCTTTTCAGCAGGACTTCGCCGAAAAACTCGCAGAGGCGCGGGTGTTTGTCGCGACAGAAGGGAGCCGGCTGCAATGAGTTTGACCACAGAACAGATCCACGCCCGCAAGCGCGGCGTCGGCTGCTCCGAATTGCTCGCGGCGCTCGGCAAGGACCCGCGCGTCAGTCGCCTCGAGCTCTACAAGCGCAAGGTCGGCGAGCTCCCGGACCTCGATTTCTCGGACAACGAGCGCGTCGAGTGCGGCGTCGTACTCGAGGCCGGCATCCGCGAGCTATTCTCGCGCAAGCTCGGCCACCCGATTACCACACTACCGGACACGCTCTTTCATGCAGACGCGCCGCTCGTCGGTCATCCTGATGGCCTGATCGAGGCGCTCGACTGCGGTATCGAGTTCAAGAATCGCGACCGGCTCATCTTCATCGATGAGTATGGCGAGGACGGCACCGACCAAGTCCCGATGCGCGACCTCATCCAGTGCGTCGGCTACATGGAGATCACGCAGAGGCGTCGCTGGCTCCTGGGCGCCCTGGTCGGCGGCAACGAGCGTCACATCTTCGAGATCGCCTATGACGAGCAACTGGCCGTTGCGATTCTGGCCGGTGTGCGCGAGTTCTGGCAGCACGTCGAGGAACGCCGCCCGCCGGCGCCGGAGACGTCAGAAGACGTCAAGCTGCTATGGCCGAAGCACCTGGATACGAAGGTGACAGCCACTCCCGAGATCGAGGCCACGCTTGCTGAGCACGCCGAGCTCAAGGGCCTGCTGAAAGAGGCGACCGAGAAGGAAGCCGGGCTCTCGCTCGAGGTCAAGAAATTCATGGGCGAGGCCGGCGAGCTCGTCGACCAGCGGGGCAAGACGCTTGCGACCTGGCGCACCAACAAGCCGTCAACGAAATTCGACGAAAAGAAATTCGCCGAGGAAAACCCGGAGGTCCACGAGGATTATCTCGTCGACAAGGCCAGCGTCCGACCCTTTCTTAACAAGCTGATTCAACGGAGAAAATGAACATGGCAACAGTACCGAAGGCTACCGCACAACAGGAGCCTACGCTCGCGCAGGAACTCGAGGTTCTTCAACCGGAGATCGCCAAGGTCTTGCCGGAGCACGTCACACCCGAACGGTTCATGCGTGTCGTCATGACCGCGATCGCGCAGTCGCCGGACCTTCGCAACGCTGACCGGCGAACGCTGCTGACGTCGTGCGTGAAGGCTGCGCAGGACGGGCTTGTACCGGATGGGCGCGAGGCCGCGCTCGTGATTTTCAACAACAAGGTCAAGAACGCGAACGGACCGGATACGTGGATCAAGGCGGTCCAATACATGCCGATGGTGTTCGGCATCCTCAAGAAGGTCCGCAATTCCGGCGAGCTCAAGCAGTTGACCGTGAACGTCGCCTACGAGAAGGACGAGTTTCGGTACTTCATCGATGATCTTGGGGAGCACGTTCTCCACCACCCGGCACTGATCGACGATCGCGGCAAGTTTCTCGCCGCCTACGCCGTTGCGATCACAAAGGACGATGGCCGCTACGTCGAGGTCATGACGCGCGGGCAGGTCGAGCAGGTACGCGAGATCAGCAAAGCGAAGGACACCGGGCCCTGGAAAAGCTGGTACGACGAAATGGCGAAGAAAACCGTCATCCGTCGCCTGTCGAAGCGGCTGCCGATGAGCACTGACCTCGACGCTGTCATTCGCCGCGACGACGAGTTCTACGATGTCAACACGCCCGGGCAGAGGCAGATCGCTCAAAGCGGCACCGCCGCTGCCAAGGCCATGCTCAGCCTGCCGACGCTGCCGGTCGGCGACGCACCGACAGCCGAAACCATCGACCCAGAGACCGGCGAAGTCACCGCCGCCGATGAGCAAGCCGCAGCCGAGACGCCCCTCCCCGAAGGCTTCGATATCGCGGCCGAGGAGAAGGCGTTGCGCGGATCCAAGGACCTTAAGGCGCTCGTCGGCAAGTGGACCGCTGTTGCGAAGCGGTTGAAGGGCGCGGCGATGCCGTTGGAGCTCCAGGCGGCTTACGACGAGATGCGCGAGAGCTTCGAGGAGCGCGAGGCGCTACAGGGCGAGGGCGGGCAGCAGGAGTTGTAATGGGCGACGGCAATCCGGACGACGACATATCTTTTTAGCAGGAGCACCAATGCGCATCATCGAACTTCGCAGCGAAAACTTCAAACGCATCAAGGCAATAGCGATACGGCCAGACGGATCATTGATTCAGATCACCGGGCGCAACGGCCATGGCAAGTCGAGCCTGTTGGACAGCATACATGTCGCGCTGGCCGGCAAATCCGTCGCACCGCCGCAACCGATTCGCAAGGGTCAACGCAAGTCCACCATTCGGGTGAGCCTCGGCGATCGCGAAGTCGAATTGATCGTCACGCGGACGTTCACCAAGGAGAAGAACGGGGAGGAGTACACGACGAACCTCACTGTCGAGAGCCCCGATGGCGCCATCTTCCGGTCGCCGCAGAAACTTCTCGACGATCTGCTCGGAGCGCTGAGCTTCGATCCGCTCGCGTTCGCCCGGGCGCCGGCCAAGGAGCAGGCGGACATGCTCAAGCGCTTGGTCCCAGGCGTGGATTTTGACGGCATCGAAGCGCAGAACGAGGCCGACTACCACAAGCGCCGAGATATCAACCGACGGGCGAAGGAGCTGCGGGCGCAGGCCGAAGGCATCGCAGTCCCGACCGATATCGCGATGGAGACGATCGACGAGTCGGCGCTGGTCGACGAGCTTGAGAAGGCCGGCGAGCGCAACGCCGAGATCGAGACGCGGCGTGCTCGCCGCGAGCGCCTCGCTGGCGACGCTGGGGCCCTGCGAGTGGCGTCGGAGCGGGAGCAAGAGAAGGCCGCCGAGCTGCGCCAACGCGCCCAGGAACTGCTCGAGCGAGCGCAGATTGCCGAGGCCCAAGCCAAGGCGCAGATCACCGAGGCCGATCAGATCGACGAGCGGCTGCGCACGGCTGAGGAGCTGCCCGCGCCGATCGAAACCGCCGGCATCCGTCAGCAGATCGAGCGCGCCAAGGAGCACAACGCCCTGGTCGGACAGGCGCAGCAGCGCGCCAACCTCGAATCGAAGGCCGAGCTGCTCGAACAGGAGGCCGAGACACTGACCCAGGCAATGGAGGAGCGCAACGAGTCCAAGGCCAAGGCGATCGCCGCGGCCAATCTGCCGGTGCCCGGGCTCGCGTTCGGTAGCGGCGAAGTGACGCTCGCCGGCGTGCCGTTCGAGCAGGCATCCGACGCTGAGCAGCTTCGCACGAGTGTTGCTATTGCGGCGGCGCTGAACAGCAAGCTCAAGGTCGTCAGGATCCGTGATGGTTCGTTGCTCGATGAGGACTCGATGAAGCAGCTCGCCGAGTTCTGCGACGAGCACGACATGCAGTGCTGGATCGAAGTCGTGGATAGCTCGGGCAAGGTCGGATTCGTAATTGAAGACGGCATGCTCAAGCAGCAGGACGAGGCGCAAGAGGCTGCGGCGGGATGAACGACGATCTTCTCGCCCTGATCCAGCGCTGCCTCGACCGCGGGCACAGCGTTGAGATAGTGAAGTGCGGCCAACATGCGAAGCCAGGGAAGCCGTATCTAGCGCGTGTGGACCGCGGCGGCTTCGGCACCGACGATCACCTGGTTTACGGAAGCGACGCCGAAAAAATACTGCGCGAGGCCATGGAGCACGTGCTCGAGCATGGCTTCACGCAACCCCAGGACCGCTACGGATTGGGGCGCAAGTCAGACGCTGAAAGGAGTACCCAATGAAAAAACAGCAAATCCGATCCATGGCGCAAGCCTGCCGGCAGCTCCACGAGCTCGGCTTCAACACGGTCGCCGAGGCCCTCGTGTTCTTCGCAACGGCCGAGGCGACCAACGGTACGGCGCCGAACGTCACGGCCATTCGGGACCGCACGGGGCTGCCCATGTCGACGGTATCGAGGGTTGCCTGGGGCCTGCGTGATCGCGGGCTGTTCGACTACGAGCCCGATCCCAAGGACCGGCGTCAAACGGTGGTGAGGGCGAATGTCGGGGCGTTGGGCGGGTGAGCGCCGTGGAATATTCAACGTTCATAGCAAACAAGCTTTCACGCTGCCTGCCGGCCGGGTTCGATGTTGATGTTGTAAACGGTGAGCTATTCGACTTCCAATCAGTGCTTACGAAATGGGCGCTTCGAGTTGGCCGGTGCGCGCTGTTCGAGGATACCGGGCTCGGCAAGACACGGCAGGAGCTTGCATGGGCTCAGGCGGTCATACAGCGCCACGGTGGCGGTGTTTTGATTCTGGCGCCGCTCGCGGTGGCTGAGCAAACAGTCGAGGAAGGGCGGCGAGTCGGTATCGGAGTCCGCCACGTCCGAGAAGCCACGCCGATAGAAGGCATCTGCATTACCAATTACGAACGGGTTCACAAGTTCGATTGCTCGGAGCTTGCCGGCGTCGTCTTGGACGAGTCGAGCATCATCAAACACCACGACTCGCGATCATTTTCTCAGCTTACAGAAACCTTTGCTCGCACGCCTTACAAGCTTTGTGCGACTGCCACGCCTGCACCGAACGACTGGACTGAGCTAGGTACGCACGCTGAGTTTTTAGGCGTTTGCAGCCGTCCGGAAATGCTCGCCGAGTTCTTCGTCCACGATGCTGCCAAAACTCAAGATTGGCGCTTGAAAGGCCATGCCCGCGCGGCGTTCTGGGAGTGGGTCAGTTCGTGGGCGGCCGTTGTACGCAACCCGGCTGATTTGGGCTTCGACGGCACGCGCTACGAACTGCCGTGGCTCAACGTCGAGCAGCACACGATCAAGAGCGAAGGTGCGCCAATCATTGAGGGCAATCTGTTCGCCATGCAGGCATCGTCCTTGAGCGAGCGCCGCGCAGCCCGCCGCCATACGGTCACAGCCAGAGTCGGCGAGTGTGCCGAGCTGGTAAACGCAACGCATGGGCCGTGGGTCGTGTGGTGCGATCTCAACGTTGAATCTGACATGCTCGCCGCAGCGATTGATGGCGCCATAGAAGTCCGCGGGTCGCAGTCGCTCGACGAGAAGGAATCGACGCTTGACGCTTTCCGCTGCGGCGAGGCGCGCGTGATCGTCAGTAAGCCAAGTATCTGCGGGTTCGGACTCAATTGGCAGCACTGCGCGAACATGGCCTTTGTCGGCGTGACCGATAGCTACGAATCCTATTATCAGGCGGTTCGCAGATGTTGGCGGTTCGGGCAGACCAAGCCCGTGAACGTGCATGTATTCGCTTCTGATCTTGAGGGCGCAGTCGTCTCGAACCTTAAGCGCAAGGAAGAAGCCGCAGCGCAGATGGCCGAGGAAATGGTCTCGTTCACAGCCGCCGCAGTTCGGCGAAATATCGTTGGGTCTCAACGATCTAGCAATGTTTACAACAGCGATCAAAAAATCAAGCTACCTGGGTTTATATGCGCTGCCTAGATCAAGTACTGTCCGCCAACTGGGCTCTGTACCAGGGAGATTGTGTCGAAGTGCTGCAAGGTATCCCCGACAAATCTATCGGCTATTCGATCTTCTCGCCGCCGTTCGCGTCGCTGTACACATACTCGAACAGCCCGCGCGATATGGGTAACTGCAAAACGCACGCGCAGTTCTTAGAACACTTTGGATTCTTGGTCGATGAATTGCGTCGAGTCATGCAGCCTGGGCGTGACGTGTCGTTTCACTGCATGCTGCTCCCGACGAGCAAGGTCATGGATGGCGTGATCGGACTGCGAGACTTCCGCGGGGAGCTGATTCGCTGTTTTGAGACTCGCGGCTTCGTCCATCACTCAGAGGTCGTGATCTGGAAGGATCCAGTGACGGTCATGCAGCGTACCAAGGCGCTCGGGCTTCTTCATAAGACTGTGCGCAACAATTCGAGCATGGCGCGGCAAGGCATCCCCGACTACCTTGTGACGATGCGCGCCCCTGGTGATCCGATCGAGCGGGTGACGCACGACGATTACCCTGTCGATAAGTGGCAGCGAATCGCCTCTCCCGTATGGATGGATATCAACCCATCGGACACGTTGCAGTATCGCAGCGCCAGGGAGCATGAAGACGAGCGGCACATCGCGCCGCTGCAGCTCGAAGTAATCCGACGCGGTATAGAGCTATGGACCAATCCTGGTGACACGGTGCTCTCGCCGTTTTGCGGCATAGGTTCTGAGGGCTTTGTCGCGATTGAACTCGGCAGAAGGTTTATCGGCATCGAGTTGAAGCGCAGTTACTTCGAGCAAGCCGCGGCGAATCTTGCGGCCGCCGATGCCCAAGAAGATATGTTCGTGGCAAAAGACGCCAGCAAATGATGGCCCCCTCCCCCACCCCCTTCTGGCTCCCACGGATATGCCCCGAGTGCCAGTCGTTCGTCTCGCCGGTCACGCCGCCAGCCGAGGGCGATCTCTGCCGCTGCCCGACTTGCTGGACCGTGCTCGTGTTCGGGGAGCATCTGATGTTGCGGGTTGCTACCGCTGCGGAGCGGGCTGGGCTCACCGCCTCGGAGGCCTCCGGATGATCGGCTCCGTGCTCGAGCAAGAGGACCTGATGCGCCTCACCGGCCTGCGCCAGAAAGCCGCCCTGCGTCGCCACCTGCGCAAGGCAGGCATCCGCTTCACCGAGTTGGGTGGTAGGATCTCGACGACTGAGCAAGCCTTTAACGACGCTTTGGCGGGCCGTGGGCAAAAGAACAAGATCAACGAACCAATCTGGGGAGACCTGCGGGAGTGACGCGATGGCCATTGATCGCGTCTTTCGGCGCCACGGCTCCTGGCATATCGACCTCGGCCGAGACGAGAACGGCAAGCGGCGCTCCAAGAAGCTCTGCCGGGTATCCGAGGGCGAATCGTCTCTCTACGAGGCCCTCGGGTGCCATCTACGCCGGCCGGCGATTACGATCGACGCCCTGCTCACCGAGTTCCTGGTGAACGGCGTCGACGACCTCGCGCCACGGACGCGAAAGGATTACGCGGGGTATGTCCGGCGCCGACTGCGGCAACACTTCGGCCCCCTGGCCGCGGCGGACTTAAAGCCGACGCATGTGGCGCAATACCTCCACAGGCGGAAGAAGGCCAGTGCCGGATCGGTCGCCAACAAGGAGATCGCCTGCCTCGCAAGCGCCTACGAATACGGTCAGCGCGTCGGGATCTGCGACGGCAACCCGTGCCGGTCGGTTCGGCGGAACAAGACAAAGCCCAAGGACCGCTACGTCCGGCACGACGAGTTTCTCTCGCACTTCGATCTCGCGCCGGATCACGTTCAGGACCTCATGGCCGGCATCTACCTCATGGAGCTGCGGCCGGACGAGGCCCGCGAGCTTCGGCGGACAAGCCTCACGCCCAAGGGGATCCGGTTCGAAGAATCGAAGACCGGCAAGATCAAGATCATCGAGTGGTCGTCGGCCGTCCAGTTCTTCCTCACCCGGGCGACGTCTCGGCATCCGAGTTCGCCGTTCGTGTTCACGAATTCGCAGGGCGGAAAGTGGACCGAATGGGCCATGTACAGCGCCATGCAGCGGGTCCGTGCCGATCTCGCTAAACTCGAGGAGGAGACGGCGGAGCGAGAGAATCGAGCGCCGGTCCCTATCGACTCGTGGACCTGGTACGACCTACGAGCGAAGGGCGAGTCGGACCATCAGGACGGCGGCATGGGGCTCCTGCCGCTCTATCGACGAGCTCGCCGACATCGCCCGGTCGTGTGACGTGGCGGACAGACCATGATTTTGGCGGACAGAGAAAACAGGGGCGATGCGCTGAAACTGGTGCCCGAGGCCGGATTCGAACCGGCACGGCCTATTCGGCCAGCGGATTTTAAGGGCATACCACAACTCCCGCTGAATCAATTTCTTGCGCGTTTTTTGTCCGCCACCCGGCGAGAAATCGCGCGAGCTTTTCCGCGGCGCTCGGGCACTTTGGCGGACAGCTAAATGACCGACTGTAAGCACATGAACTTTCAAGCTTACGTGTCAGTGCATCGGCTGGAGGATAGCGGACGGTTCAGCGCTGACGTCAAGATCGAGTGCGCTGAGTGCCATCTGCCGTTTCAGTTCCTCGGGCTACCTCTCGGGCTCGACCTGAACGGCGCGGCGATGAGCGTTGACGGCCAGGAAGCGCGCCTTGCGATTGCGCCTGTCGGCAGCGTGCCGCAGCCCTTGGACAAAGGCTTAGTCTCGGGTTTCCGCGTTCGGCAGCCCGGAGACCACTGAGCAACGGAGAATGACATGCCGCGAAAACTGAACCGCACGAAAGGCCCGAAGGATAGAAATGTCTGCTCGTATTGCGGGAAGCTCGATCGTAAGAGCGGGAAGCCTTGTAAGTGCCGTAAGGCAAAGCCGGAGTAGAGCAGGAGCAAGACGAACATGAGCAAAAGCATCAAGCCACAAACGGGATGGATGGTGTTTAACTACGACATCCCCGTCTTTCCGACGCTCGCCCATACGCGCCGTGAAGCCATCGACATATGGAGCGGCGACGACAAGAACAGATGGAAGTCATGGCAGAAACGCGGGGCTGTCGAAGTCAAAAAGATTCGATTGTCATTTGCCTAGCGCAAGCACTTTCAAAAAGGAGAACACTCATGTGGATTTATGTGATCGATGTTGGTGGCGACAAACAGTGCTGGAAGGCTGAGACGGTGCGTGAGGCAATGGACGCCGCGCTCAAGGCGTACTGCGAAGAAGCGAAGGAAGCCGAGTTATACGATGAGGACGACCCACCAGCCGACCAGTGGCAACGGACGTTCCGCTCGTGCGAGGTCATTGGGAGACTCGCGAATCCTTAACCGCCGAGGTAATACAGATGCCAAAGGTCAAGGTTGAAATGGAGCTTTCCGATCTGCTGCGGATTTCCGTGCTGATCGACCATCACCGCAAAGAGGCTGTTGAAAGCGCGGACGGCTACGAAAAAGGTGATCCGCCGCAAGGGCTTTGGCAGGAGTGGGGACGCGAAGCGGCGGACCTGAACAAGAAACTGCTGGCCGCTATTGAGGCCAAAGACACCAGCCGAAGGTAGGCACGGACCATGAATAAGTGCAAACATCCAAACACCGCAGCAGCGTCGGCGATCAAGTACGCCCCAGTGTGGTGTCCAGACTGTAAGCAATGGGTCGTCCTACACAAGCGGCCCGTAACCCCAAAGGCAGACAGATGATCGACTACAGAACCATAGCCGGATACGTTGCTAGAGACATTTTTGCAGCAGGCGACGAAGCCTGGCGAGGAGAGAGAACTCAACGCATACAGTTTATGGGAGGCGAATGGCCCGACAACGAAACAGAGATTGGAGGGTTTTGCGAGGAAGCTCTGCGCGACTGTATTGAGAAGTCCCTGTTACAACATCTGTCCTCAAAGGGCAGCGGCTCGTGAAAGCACTCACGATCTGCCAGCCATACGCGCACCTGATCTTGACCGGCGAGAAGCCCGTCGAGAACCGGACGTGGCGCTCGAACTATTACGGGCCGCTGCTCATACATGCCGGTAAAAGTCGCTCATGGCTCTCTGACGGCGACGAGGACCGATACCCGCTGGAGTTCGGGGTCATCGTCGGCCGCGTGCTCATGGTCGATTGCCTGCGCGCTGAGCGGTATCGGCAGATGTTCCCGGAGCACGAGAACAGCCATCACGTTAACGGGCCGTGGTGCTTCGTGCTTGCGCAACCTGAACGATTCGTGCGCCCGATACCGTATCGCGGAGCACAAGGCTTTTTCAACGTGCCAGATGAGGCACTGACTTCGGAGGGCACCAGTTAATGATCGAACAGCTTTGGGTATGGTTCTCAGGCCAGCTCGATAACGAGATATTCGGCGGGCTCGCTGCGGTCTCGCTGCTCGGCTATGCAGGGTACGTATTTCGAGCCGTGCCCTCAAGGCTGTTCCAGTTTTTCAAGCTTCAGTTCACTACCGAGGTCACGGTGCGCAGCGACGATCAGATGTTCTTCATTGTGGCCGAATGGCTTGGAAAGCAGGAGTTCATGGGCCGAAGTCGCAGACTCAAGATCCTCACGAAATCTTCTCGACGTATGGACACGCCGATGACTGCGGCTCAGTCTAGTGAAGAATCTCGGCCAGAGTACCTATTTGTGCCAGCTCCGGGTCTGCACTACTTTTGGTACAACAACTGTCCCGTGCTACTCCAAATTGACGACGGTCAAGGCGGAAAGCCAGATGGCCGACAGTTCATAATTATCGAAAACATCACCATGCGCACCATCGGACGCAATCCCGCTACGTTCGCCGCACTCATGGACGAGGCCCTTGCCCAGATCAAATCAGAACGGCGCATTCGCGTGACGACACACGGAGAGTACGGTTGGCGCGGACAGCAAACGAAGCTCCCGAGGCCGCTGTCTTCAGTAATTACGATAGACGACATCGGAGAACGGCTGCTAGAGGACATGCGAGCGTTCTTCCAAAGCCAGACATGGTATGTCCAGCGCGGCATCCCCTGGAGACGTGGCTACATGCTGTCCGGCCCGCCTGGAACCGGGAAGTCGTCGCTAGTGTTCGCGCTCGCCAGCGAGCTATCTATTCCGATTTTCTCGCTGTCGCTGGGCACAGCTATTGACGACGGCGGTTTGGCCGGACTGCTGGCAGACATCCCCGAGCGGTCCATTCTGCTGATCGAGGACGTTGACACGTTCGATGTGTCGCAGTCTCGAAAGATCGAGAAAAACGGCGAGAAGAAGGAGTACATCTCGCTCTCCGGGCTCCTGAACGCCTTAGACGGCGTTATAGCCGGAGAAGGCCGGACGGTCATCATGACCACTAACCATCCTGAGAACCTAGATGCGGCGCTCACACGGGCGGGCAGGATAGATCGCTCCGAGACACTGAGTCTATTCAGCCCCGACGAGAGCGTCCGCATGTGGAGATTGTTTTTCGGTGAGCATCACGCTTTCGAGGGGCATTTCTCACAACGGGTGCGCTCGCAGGTCCAGCCTGCCGCGCTACAGGAACACTTCATGAGGTATCGTGACAATCCGCACAACGCTGCCATCCACGCTAACCGCGTCGGCGGTCAGTTGAGCAAGATCGCGTAGGAAATAGATGCGGGAGAGCTAGATGCTACCGTTAGTACGTGAAGATTACGCCCGGTGGTGCAAGCGAGAGGACATCACTACGGACGAGGATAAGGCCAGGCTGTGGAGAGCATTTTGGGCCGGATGGAACGCCGCGCGCGAGAGGGTGGATGTTGCATTCAAAGTTGGATATTCGCCCGTTTCTCGGGAAGGCGAAAATGATTAGGCCTACTCACTGCTCTCGCAGCTTTCGGCCAAGAGTTATGCTGCCACAGCATCGGCTGGGATGCAAATGGTGCTCGGGAATCTCATGCTCAAACGATGGCTAGGCGGGAATCGATCTGCGCAGACTGCGCCGGTTTCGATATCGAGTGGATGTACAAGTGCCAGCGACACGGACTCGAATACTGCCGCGGCTGCTCGTGCCCGGAATGTGACGATGAGCGCTATGACGACGTACTTTGTGGGTACGAAGATGACGATCTATAAGCCCGTGCTCACTGGAGACTCGGAATGATGACGCATCAATTTGGGAAATCTCTGCTATCCAAGCTGTCCAGAGATTATGTAGAAGTTCGCGGTGGACAACTGGTGTCCGATACAACTAAGAACGGCCTGCGAACCGAGGTGTTTGCAATGCCTAATAAGGAACGATGGGCGTTCGTTTCGCCATCGCCTACCGGAGGCAGTAATGAATAAGCCAGCGTCAGTAGAAAAATACATTGAGCAGAACGGTCCTTTCGACCCGGCGCTAACAGACGCTGAAAGAGCTGCCGTTCAACGATGGATAAACAGTGAGAGCGAGAGCCTAATTTTGCGCTGCAAGATTCACCAATCACCATCCGAGCAGAGAATCCAAGAACTTGAGACCAAACTAAGCGAAAGCGAAAGCGCCCAGATGTGCGCCGGAGAGACGATAGGCGAACTTCTCAGCTACATCACGGACGCTGAGGCAGCGATCCATTACCTTGTGACTGAACACGTCTCCATGCGAGACATCGAGCATATCGTCGGCGTTTATCCGACGATCAAAGAAGCACTGCGATCCCACGCCGAGCGGACGGCTCGTGAGAAACAGGAGGGAGGGGATGAGTAAGAGCGACGACCGATTCACCGCTGATGCGCACGAAGCGTTGCGGAAACGGTGCATTGAGCTTGAGTCCCAGCTAGAAACAGTCCAAGAACGCTACCGCGATAAGTGTGGCGAGCTGGCTGATGCTCTCGGAGAGATAAGCGACATGGAGGAAAGAGCCGAATCTGCGGAGTCTCGATTAGGCGGTTTATCCAAGGCTCTGATAGAGGCGCAAAAATATTTGGCTAAGCAAGGTTCATCTTTCGACCCAGACAAATCTTACAAAATTGTTTGCGATACAATTATCGGAGCGCTAGATGGCAGCCTACCAGGTTATGAACATAACCGCGCCGTAGAAGATCACGAGTACAAGCCAGATATGGGCCAATGCGCGATCTGCAAGAGGCAGGAGTCAGAACATCGTGCCGTAGAGAGTCAATTTCATGGTGGCGACGGTAAAGGGGGTTCCAGCCCTGGCGCTGTCGGATCGCGCGTTACACCGTCCGAAGCGTCACCGTCTGCCACCGCCTCAGAGGATCAGTGGCCAATCCACGAAGAAGACAACCGGAAATGCACTGGCGGGTTGCCGCATGCGTTTTGCAGCTTTCCTGGCTGTACCTGCATGGACCGTGTATCAGATAGGCGGGAGCCGGGCGAAAGCTCCTAGCAAGGTCCAAGTTACGCGCCTGAACCAGTCACTACCCTTTCGGCGCGTTGTTCCAATCGTTCCACGACGAGCAACGCACCACGATTGTAATTCCCTGAATTTCTATCGGGTAGATCGCTTGCGGATTGTCGCTGCAAAATCGGCTCACGTCCGGGCGCATGTACGCGAGGTAAAGCAGCTCTTGAGCGCGTTGCACAATGTCCTCGGGGCTGGGCTGTGCAACGGCAGGAGAGAGTAACGCCAAAGCGACTAGGTATCTCATTCCAATCTCCTGATTCGTTCTCTCAAGTCCTCAAGCTCCATTTGATTCGATCTCACCGTCGTCAATATCTGCTCGTGAGCAAGCTCGGTTTGCAGCGGATGGGTCTCGTCTTTCCATATATGCAAGTCGCGTACCGCATCACGAAGATTGACCCCGCCGAAAATCATGGTGGTCACAATTACTGCGAGAACAGGAGCCAATACACGCTCCACCATGGATAGCACGCCGTTGCCGTTAGTCATGGTTCATCCCAAAATAGCAACGACAAGCGACACAAGGACACCAATACCCATTATCAACAGCGCGATGTTCTGAGTCGTGATCGCCCTGGCCGCGCTCTGCCCGCCTGATTGCCCCGTCAACCTGGAAACGGTTTGTTCAAGAAACTTTATGCGTTCGCCGTGCGCGTCAAGCTCGACTCTCTGCGCAAAGGTAGCCCGCGCGTCACTCATCGCCGCTCTCCATTCGTTGCTCGCGACGTTTACCCGGGTCTGCGATTCCTCGGCCTTGTCTGTCGCACGCTGAGAGGCCGACAGGATAGCGCTGGACTGCTTCTCGCGTTCCTCCAGAATGCGGAACAGCGTGTTGCAGCGCTCCTCAATCCTGGCAATCTGAACGAACGCGTTATGGTTGCTTTCGTCGGGCAAGATTCACAGCCTCCGGCAAGAGCGGGCCTGGGCTCGCATCACGGCGAAGTCCCTGAGCATCTGGTCAATCGCGCTGTCGGCCGGCAGCAGCCAAAGCTCATCGGCAGCACGGTTGAGAAGATTCTGCTCGTACTCTACGACTACCGGACACGCTGGTAACGGCCGTTCAAAATGGGCCGTTCCGCATCCGGCGATCAAGCTCAGCACGATCACGAGGGCGGTGAGCCGCAGCTTCGAGCTGTTCATCTTTGACCTCATCGGTTTCCCGGGCTCGTGCCTGTTCGCTTTCCAGTCTCTCGACGCGCTCGGCATCGCGTCCTGATCGTCGAGCACCGAACAGCAACACGGCCAAAGCGACGATAGCGGCGACCAGCCACATGACACCGCTTTTGATGGCGCTCCAAAGCTTGATCACAGCTTTCCGGGAGTCGCAGGCGTCTTGGAGGCGCGCGCAATGAGCCAAACGAACACGCCCGCCAGCCCAATTTCAAGCCCGTCAGGCGAGCTCGCCATGAACTCGGGGGCGAAATACCGTAGAAGCGAAATCACGATGACGGCAAGACCGCCAGCGAGGGCAGCATTTGTAGAAGTACGCCAACCTGAATCAATCATATAACCTCCGAATACCCAACAATCGATTAGCCGGGAATCGCTGTATCGAGACCGTGTTCCCCTGATTGCCCCCAAGCACTAGAATCTCGCCGTTGGTGTCCTCACCGGCAAACAGCCCGACATGCCCAGGAGCTCCGCGAGTCACTTCCGGGCCAGGCTGAGGGTCTGGACCCCGCTTGAAAACCACCACGTCGAACTCAGGGCGCGCCTCGTCTGCAAAAACGGGCTTCCCTACCTCGAGCCAGGATCGTGCCGCAGCACTCTCAGAGCGCGGCAGGCCAAGCAGGAATGCGAGCCCGTTCAGCCAAGAACTGCACCACGGCGTTTCGTCTGGCTGATCGATCCCAAGCCCGCACAACGAATGACACCACACGATGAACGGCTGGTCCTTTTCTCCCGCAATTTCCTTCATCCCGCGGAATCGATGAGCTAAGGTGTAAAGAGTGATTTTCATTAGCTCAGATCCTCAACCAGTTGCTCAATCATCGGTATACGTCTGCCACTCGATAGTCCCCATGAAGGTGATTGCGGTGGCGGCCACTCCAGTCAACAGCATTTGAAGCTGGCTGCCTGGAACCTGTACTACCGCAGTCACTCCAGCGGTATCTGGATCGAGAACCGAGACCTGAGATTGCTGAGAAACAGCCGCAGCACCAGCCCCTCTTTCTATCAGGGCAATTCTGTCCTCCAACCAGAACTTAGTCCCGTCATCGTACCGAGCCATTGTCCGCACCTTCACCCAAGTGATCGAGTTTATGGGGATGGTCACGGAATCGAAATTCTCGGCATCTCCACTATCATCGGTAGTCGCCTCCAAAAACGGCATGACGTTCCACGAACGGGTTTCGTCAGTCCCTCCAGAGGTAATCGGGTTGTGGACTTGGAGCATGCCCATATTCGCGACAGCATCCTTGCCAATTCCAGTTCTACCCGTGCCGAGGATGGACGAGGTAATGTCGGTCGAGCTGCTTTTACCGGCCCACACTCGACTTGCGGACGAGTTCAAGTTTCTAGCCACCACACTGGCTTCGGAATCGTCATCGCCGCCGTAATTAGCAGATGATGGTCTACCAGTGGCTTCGATAGCCCCAACCACTATTCTCGTGTGGGGACCGTAGTTCCAAGTGCTGTTGAAGCCGAACACTCTATTAGTCGAGGCAGTCCCGGAAAGATCGTTCACGAAATCAGCCGTGGAAATGCTGAGCTGGTAACGGCCGAACTCAATCACATTACGAGCAGAGCTGGCACCGAATAGGATGTACTGCGTCAGGCCGGCATTGGAATTCTCGAATCGTCCTGGGGCTATCCTGTTATCGAGTCCGTTGATCTCAAGGACACTAGAATCGCTGGGCAACGATCCTGACGTAGCGGATATTTCAAACGCAGTGCCGAAAAGCACCGTTGCGTTGTCGCTCGCATGCGCTTGGGATAAATGCTTGACTACGATTGAGTTGGCTATCGCAGTATCTATGGTCCCCGACCGATAGCCGATTCGACCGCCCCAGAACTCGTTATCGTTGTTCCATCCCGCGCTCGCCCCGTCACGGTCCAAAAGCACACCGATTCGGTTGTCGAGAATGTGTTTGATAGAAATCGTGTTGTGGACATTCCCTCCGGTAATTCCAAACGAGTTGAGCCCGTAGTTGAAATTTTCGATATCGGCATAAATCTCCGAATGCCTGATACGTCTTATTTGAAGCCCGATGCTGGTGGTGTCTGTCCCGTCGTCCCATTCGTTCTCATCGCGCTTTATAGGCACGTCCCATAAATTGTAGTAAGTGTCCTCGGAAGCATTGCCTAAAGTCACCGCGACCCCTGTTCCCGAGTAGGTCAGAATCGCCCCGTCGATAGCGGTAACATCGAGGTAATCAACAGCAGCCGTTAGGCCAGTGCTTATTGTCTCGCTTGCTGCAAAGATAATTTCTGTAGCACCGCCGGATTCGTCAGCTTGCAACAGAGCATCTGCCAATCCGTTAGGGTAACGAGTGGTGTAGCCAGGTGGTTTAGATGAAGCGTCTGGCGTCACCCCTGCGGCGATCTCGGCGTCAGTGATGTCATACGTGATATTCGGGTCATTGGCGAGCGTGAAGGTTATTTCGCTGGTGCCTATGACTACCGGGTCTGTGGCATCCGTCTGGTAGAAATAATCTTGCCCAGAAGAACGAGGAACGACTACAAGCGTGCCGTTTGCTACGTCTCGATTGCCGTCAAAATCAGCGGCTCTAGTCCATGCTGAGGTCGAGACGACATAAATACCGTTCTCAGTCGCATCGGTTTGTTCTCTGACTAGAACGCGATCGCCTGCTACAACGGAGGTGCTGTCGATCGTCTGCTCGCCCGAGAGCGTGATATTGGAAGTAGTCGCGACCTTGACAGGCGCCTTTACTGCTAACCCGGTTTGGACGCCGGCAAGCCGATCCGTGATCTGGCTTTGCACAGGCACAAAAAAGCCGGCAAAGCCGGCTACGATCAGGGCAATGAAAATCCGTTTCATTCTCGTCGTCTCCCAATGATGTACTCGTAGAACGACACGTCCTCGCCTTCCACGTTCTCAGCCCAGTAAGCATCGATCGCGCGATTCGTTTGCGAGCTCGGGTAGTGGAACAAGGTGCCGCCGACGTTGTTGAAGGCTTTGATCATCGCCGGATCGATCTCGCCTTGCTGTGCCTGCTCCATCGTTTTATAGAGATCGGTCGCAACACTCCCCATCGGGGTATTGCCGGACCCGAACTTGGCCGATTGCACTTCTCTCAAGAACGGAATGCCGGACATCAGAGAGGCTGCGGACTCCTTGAGCAGCCACCAAATCCACGATTCCTCGTCATCGGGATCCGGCAAATGGCCTCGAACTGCTGCTGCCATCAGGCCCTCGACCGTGTAGAGCATGATCAGGTCGGCCGCCAATGTGGTTGCACCCCACAGCGTAGGCTCTCGAATGAACGCGCGCCCCTTTGCGTAAGCGATATTGGATTTTGCCAACATGTAGGAGATGAGCGTCGTCCAGAGCTTCACGTACTGCGCTTGGCGAGCCGTCGTGGTATCGAGGGAGCCTCTCTCAACCGCCGACCGATCGGAGAAAAAGCCCGACGTCTGAGCGTTCTCGACGATGGTGTCCGCATACAGCACGGCATCCGCGTCAGAAAGGCTTCGCTCCGAGACGCCTTTCCAATAACCGGCAAGCCACGTCACCTCGTCGACGCCCATTTGCATGCGCGCGATCGGCCAGAAATAGGAGTACGACACCGCATTCCAGAAGGTTTTGGTGCGCGTCGGCACCCCGCCGAAGTACGCTTCTAGGTACGCCTTGGTGTCGGAAACGTCCTTGTTCCATGAGTTCGTTTGATACCGGGCCCGCATGAACGCGGACTGCTCCATGATGTGCCGGTGCATCGCCCGCGGATTGGATGCAAACTTGCCGGCACCGTGAGCAAAAGCACGCTGACCCACGACCACCATCGTTTGAGGCAGACCAGTCACCTGTAGCAACGTGGTCGTCATGTTCCATGCGAGCTTGGCCTTCGTGAACCCGACGCGGACCCACGCAGCGGACTGGTTCACGATGCCGCGCGCCGCAATCTCACCGACCGCCGCGTCCTGCAGCCATAGCTTCAGCGCCGCCAGCGCTTCCGAATTCCCCGTCTTTGCGAACGCCGACTGGAGCGTGCGATCGTGAAGCACGCGATTGACGAACCCGACCTCGTTCCCGAGCGCAATGTCCCTGGTGATCTCGTGGAGATGCTGATCGATGACACCAAGCCCAAGCCGTACCGCGCGCTTCCCAGATCCGACACGCTCATGCGTCGCCCCGGCTCGAGTTGACACCGTCGTGAACCGCCCTTGCGTGAAGTGCTTGAATTCGGTCTCGACGTCGTCTGACTTCTGCATGGCCGAGAGCACGGCATCGTACTTCAACGGATAGTATCCGCCGCGCATCGCGACCGGGCCGTCCGCGGTTTGAACAACGAATGGCGATGCCTCTACCTTTTTGGGCGAGATGCCGCGCCGCTGTTTCTCGAGTGCAGCAATATCGGCCCAGTAGGTATCGATGTAGTCCCACATGGCCTGCACGAACGCAAGTTCCCGCGCATTGAGCCGGCTGATCGCTTGCGTGATACCGGCCTCTGGATAGAGACGCCCGCCCTCGAATTCAGAATCCAGCAGCGCTTGTCGATTTCCCTCATTCCCCCAATTCAGCGCCAGCGAGATCAGATCACCGCGAGTCAACGACAGATTAAGCTCCTGGATATGCTCCCGGCGACTGAGGCCTGAAAGTTCGCTGTTCGTGAAGTGTGCCCGATACAGGTCGGCAACATCCTCGCGCGCCTTCTTCTGCATCGGGATCAGCTTCTCCGCATACGCCCTGCGGATCGGCACAATGATCAGCCGGGTCACGGCTCCAAAATCGAGACCGCCATCCAACTGTCGCGCGATCTCTGAGGACCTCAACCAAGCCAGCAAGGCTTGCTTTGCAAGGCGTTTGCCCGTATCTCCAGGCCCGCGAGTCCCGACCGTGATCGCAATCGGCGCGTTCCCGGCCACAACGCTATCGGCGATAGCCTGAGCGGAGTCCTTGATCTTCCGCTTCTCTCCGTTGACGAGCGCCTCCGACAAGGTCCGGGCCTGGTGCTCGATCTGAGCCACGATGTCACGGATGCCGACGAGCTCGTTGAGCGTCAGCTCGCGCCAGTTTTTAGTTCCGGTAGCGCGAAGAATCGCTTCCGCTTTCTGATCGGCAACGATCTCGCCGTTCTTGATCTGCTCCAGCACCTCGTTCTTTCGATCAATGGCCCGGTTTGAGACGCGCTTGAAACTGATGTCCTCGAGAATGGCTTGGATTTGCTCCAAGAGACCCTCACCGGCTTTCCCGAGCCGTTCGATAACACGCTGCTTACCGAACTTCTTGAAGTAGTCTCGGATCTTCTCCGACTGCTCCTGAGCATGGGTCGCCGCCCGATAAAGCTCGTGGTTGAGCAGTTGCTTGCGCTTCTCGAGATACGCGGTCTCAAAATCACCCCGAGCCGCCGCCTCGAACGCCTTGCGCCCCGCCTTGGACTCGGCCACCCGATAGGTGTGCGGCGTGATACTGCGGACCTGACGCTCGCCCACGATGCGCTCTGAGGCCGCACGAATGAGCCTGAGCTCGTCCAGGTCCGGCAGTTGCCCACGATTGGCTTCCCTGGCTTCTCGTCGCTCCCGCGCCGCCGTGAGTTCCCCAGCACGCACAAACGCCCTGACCTCGCGCTGCTTCCGTCGCAACGCCCGAAGCTCGGCCGCCAGCAGCTCGGCCTGCTTGTTGTTGTGGACCGCCGTCATCGCGTCCTCGGCTAGCGAGCCGTCGGTCAATGGGTCCGGGTACTTCTCCCGCATCCTGGCCAGTGTCTCGGCCTCGATCAGCGTTTTCATCGGACGCGCGTTGACGAGATCCTGGATCATCTCGTCCGTGCCGCGATAGCCGAACATGCCGGCGATGACGTCCGGATGCACACCGCCCTCGACGCTGTAGACGGTCGTCTTGCCGCCCCCGGGAAGCCGGTTCAGAAACTCCTGCGGATAGGCGAATTCACGCATGAGGATGGCCTTGGAGAGCTTGACCGGTGTGACCTCGGATACCGTGCCGTCCGGTGCTTTGCCAAGCTGCAGAAACGAGAGCGCCTGGTACACACGCATCCCGTGAACCTCGGCCGCGACGGTCTCCCGCATCTTCGCCGTTTCCTCCCTCCACCATTTCTGCTGCTCGCGCGTCATGATGGCCAGGAGCTTGCGGCCGAGATCTTCCTCGGCGTCTATTCGAGCCTGCTGAACGGTATTGCGGTACGCCTCGAACTGTTCCCTGGAAAGGCCGGCAGCCTCCGCATTCGTGAACAACGGAATATAGTTCTGCGATTCGTTCGCCGCCTCTATCGCATCGTCAGTGGCAACCAGCCGATCGAATACGCTGCGTACCTCGTCCGTGAGCTCGACATTCAAGGCTGATAATCGGCGATAGATCTGAACTAGCCACGCCTTGAACCGAGCGAAGGCATTCTGCAGCTCGATGCTCGGCGCTTTTCCATCCATCAAGTAGGCTTCAAAGCCGCGCGCGAATTGCTCGTGATGCTCAACAGCAATCGCTTGGCGCGACTCGACGCCGAACCATTTGAGAATTGCGGCGTAGTCCTGAATGATCTGAGCAGGCGCGTTTTCTGCTTCGGCAAGGTCGCCAAGGACTTCTAGGTAGAAATGTCCGGATTCGTGCAAAAGGCTACTTAAATCAGCGTCTTTCAACAGGTTGATGTTGAACTGCCGATCGGCGCCGAAGCGGATTGAGCCGCGGCGAGTAGAGCCGCGGGTTTGCTCAAAACTCTGTTCTACAACAACTGTACGTGAACCACCTGGCTTACCAACCGACAACCTGAAATCTTTGCGCCCACCAGGAAATTCGTCATCAAGAGCAAGCTCAGAAGGATCAACGCGAATAGGAACCGCCGCATCACCGTATCCGGTATCAGGTTCTCTGCGAGTAGTTACGTATACGTCTGGCTCAGCAACCGATTTAAGAACTCCACTCTCTAAAATCTTGGCTGCCTTCTCCTTGCTCGTATGGTGATAGACGGTTACCGTACCATCGCTGTTCAGCGGCAGTCCGGTTGCTTCATCTATGCGCTCACCTTCGGGCTCACGGGATTGTTCTTCGGTGAGTTGTTCGCCCGGTCCCCGCTCGGAGGTCACAGGAGGAATTATACCCTGATCGAATGTCGTCCCCTGCAACAGCTCGCGAACCTGCTGATTCTCCGCCGCCTGAATATCGACTCCTTCCTGTTTCAAGTAGGTATCCAAGTCGTTGAGCGCCGCGCGAAGATCCAATAGCTGCTGGTTGCCTTGCGGAACGAACACGGCTTCGCCTTGAGCCTCGCGGTCGATGGCATCCAACAACGCATCTTCTGATCGCTCGGTGATGTATCCGGCTTCCTGCGCCAGCTCCGCCGCTGCATCGAACGTCATCCCTTCCGGTTTCACGAGACCGCGTATGACCTTTTGCACATCGCGCGCGGCCAGATCCCCACCCTGATCCTGCAAGCCACCCTTCGATCTGAGAAACTCACCCAGCGAGTCGCCGTAGATTTCCTTGTCGGTCGGCAAAGCACCTGATCTCAGTCTGTCAATCAGCGGGTCGATCGTCACGTCGAATCGCTGCAGGTTCCGGAGCACCTCCGGCTGCTCGCGCTGAATCTGGAGCCCGTACCGTTGATAGAGCTCGGCTGGATCGACCCCGGACCTTTGCCCCAACGTTTCAAACACCGAAGCCGTCAAGGTCGCGTTCTGCTCCGCGGCGCCCCGCTCCATCCCGGTCTGCAAAAGCTGCCCGAGCACGTCCTCATAAACGGGCCGACTCACCGGCTGATTCTGCAATCCCTCGGAGAGCTCTTGCGTGATCCGATCGCCCTCGGCCTGCCACGCTTCCGCTTCCCGGGCCGTCATGTCGTCCGGCCGAAAGCGAATGTCCTGCATCAATCCCGCATGGTGATCAGTTCCAGCAAGCTTCGTCGCATAGTCCTCGAGCGAAATTTCGAGATCCGTGCCGGCCGCTTGCGCCTGGACATACGATTCACCGGCACCGACCTCGCTGGCTATGGCTTCCGGGTCGATGCCTTGGGTCTGAAAGTATTCGTCAAACCGCTCGACGGGAATGCGGATCGCGTCAATGTCACCGCCTTCTCGAAGTCGAGCAACGTACTCGCGAAACTTCGACGGCAGCCGTTCACGCAGCTTCGATGATTGCGCCGTGTCACCGAGCGCCTGAATCACCGCTTGGTTGCGATTCGCCTGGTTCGCCCGCCGCGCATCGGCGACGAACTGCATGGACGGCCCGACGCCAGCAATGAACGTCATGCCCTGAGCCGTGCGGACAGCGACCTCACCGAGTCGATTTGCAAGCTCGGCCCGGGATAGCCCTTGAAACTCGCCTTCAGCCAAGCGTCCGGCGATCTCGCCACCGAGAATCGTCGAGGCTTCCTGCAGGATTTCCGTCGTGACCTCGGTCCCCATCGCGCCCGCGTACGCACCAGCAAAGCGTGTGAGCGCCTGCCTGAACGTCGGCGTCGCCAGGGCTTGACGGATTGCCTCACGCCCCGCGGTAGCCTTCCAGCGGCGAAGTCCAGGAATCTTGCTCGCGATGTAGCCCAACGAGAACGATTCAAGGCCGGCGTTGATCACCCCGACGGTCTGAGCCGCGAGTTTTGCGGTCTGCTCGTCCAGCAGGTACTCGCCATTCTCGTCCCGCATCGTCAGGTATTCCTGATACGCGAGCCCCGACTCGAGATCGTAAACGGCATCGAAAGTGCCGTAGGCCATACCGACGGTAAAGCCCGCAGCCGCTCCGGCCGGGGCCGCTGCCGGGGTCAAGGCGGCCGCCGCGATCGTGCCAGTGCCGACGGCTGCCGGGATACCGAGCCTGAGACCCTCGGCGATCGCGTGCTCCATTGTCGGCAGTACCCGGCCACTCTCCACGATCGCGCGCTCAAACCAGCCCTCGGCGCCGAAATCGGTCTCCTGCATGGACGTCTCAGCCCGTTCGCGGTCGCCCTCTCGCACCGGACCCGAGAACTCCTGCGCCATCCGGATCGTGTCCCACATGGATGAATGAGAGCGCGAGAACGCTTGTGTCACCCATTCGAGCCCCGAGAGCGAGGCTATGTCGTCGTGAGCCACGGACGCATTCTCTGGCTCAGAAACGAAATCGGATAGCGCCGGTGACTTCTCGAGTAGCGCGTCGTACTCGTTGAGCTTTTCCTGCGACGCGATCGACTCGCGATTGCGCTCGACCATCGGGGCCGGTATGCCGGTCCGCTGAGACAACGAAATGACTTCAGCACTCTGATCCGGATTCCGGTCGATGACGCCGCTGACGCTGTTACGACGCTGCACGGCCGGTCCCTGCAGCAGGGTGTCGTATTCGTTCTGCTGCAGAAGATCGTCGTATTCGTTGCTCACGGAACACCGAGCTTCTGGTTGTAGAGGGACAGCACGACGTCATCGCTGATAGGGCGATTCGCGCGCTTGAGCGCAGATTCGATCTTTTGACGCTCGGCCGGCGGGACTTCGCCAACATCCGAGACCGTGAACGTCTCGCCAGTCTCAAGCTCGAACTGGTGCCGCTCACGAGTGAAGAACCCAAAGACACCGCCACGGGTCGCCCCCTTGACAGCGAGGTCGTCGACGATCTGCTGCACGTCCTGGGTCGTCGCCGGCCTCCCAGTCTCGAGTTGCAAAGCCTGCACGCGCTCATCGACCTGGCGACTGAACTCCGCGACCTGCCTGGCCGCATTCGATCCCTGGCTCGGTGTCGGGTCGATGCCGATCTCGCGCAGCGTGTCGTCGACGATCTGGGTATGAGTGCGGACCCCGGAGAACAGCTTGCTAGCTTCGTCCCCGCCAGCCTTGATCTTGTTCTGCGCCTCAACGAACCATTGAAAATCGTTCAACGAGAGCATGTGCCGGTCGGCCATGAGATCACGCTCTGCGAAGCCCTGCGGGTCCTCGGTGATCTGATTGCGTATATCACGCCACAACGCCGCATCGGTGTTCGGATCCTCGCCCTGCCGTAGCTGACGAGACCGAGTCTCCAATGCCTGCCGCTGGGAGGTATTCAAAACATTGCGCCACACATTCGGCTCGATACCGTCGATAGACCATGATTCTTCAACCGACGTTGAAGCTTGCTGAAACGCTTGCCGGTTCATATCGTCCTCGGCCTGAGCACGTTCGCTAAACCGTGCCTTGACCCTCGTCACGGTCGCGTCACGCACTTCGGGGTCCGAGATCTGTCGCGCCTCGACCAGAGCCGCGGTCTCACTGTCGTGCTTTCCCAGCAATGAGTCGGCACGGCTCTGCGATTCCCCACGAACGACAATCTCGCGATTCTCTCTCTTTGCGGCATTCAACAGCGTCAGACGCCGATCCGGCTGAATGTACTCGGCCACCGTGCCGTCCGGAGACGAAAGCATTTCGACCCGCTCCGCTGCAGACAGCATCGAAACAGCGCCTTCGGCAAAATCCGTCGTCCACTTCCTTCGAATCGACTCGGCTTGCGCAGCGTCCAGATACCCCCTTTCCTGGGCCGCACCAATAACGTCGATCGTGTTGTCTATGATCGCCCGCTGTGTTTCTTCGTCAGCCTCCAACGCAGCGGCTCGATTGTCGTCCAGGACGGACATGAGATCAGCGCTGGCCTGATCGACCTCACGACCTCGAGCGAGCTCGCGGATCTTTTCGGCGCCACGCTCTATGTCGAGCTTCGCATCGACCTCGAATAGAGCCCTGTCACCCGGGGTCAGAACTTTCAAAGACTCCTCGAGCCCTTTACTCATCGACTCCCGATAACGCTGCTCCCATCCTTGCCAGTCATCGTCATCCTGGAGGGTCTTTCTGGACTCGATATCGGATCGAAGAAACGACGACTTGGCCTGAGCATAAGCAAACTTGTCCTCCCGCTGAGAACGACGCTCGGCTATGGACGCAAGATTGGCCCCGGCCGCAGATATAGACTCCCCGATGATCTGGCCCGAGCGATCGGCAACGACACGTCGACGAGATTCCGGAATCTGACGAGCGAAATCAACGACCGTGGGAAGCCTAGCCATACTTGCTCTTCCAGGTATCTATGCCGGAAAGCACGGTCGAAGCCGTGCTCACGAGGCTACCGAATGATCGGGCTCGGCCTTCTTTCTTGCGTGCGCGAGCAAGGTCTTCCATCCCCCTTGCCTCGGTGTCTCCCGAATAAAGTCTCGATAAAGCGTTGTAGGCGCCCTCGGCATCGATATCGGCCATGATCTTTGTCACGGTCGGGTCCTGTACCCCAGCTCCTGATGCTGCAGCTACAGCTCGAGCACGAGATCTCGCGTACCGCGCTTGGCGCAATTCTTCCTGAGCCGCCCGCTGCGAGGACGCTCGTGTCGCTGACGCCTCTCGCCTGAGCCCGGCAGCCTCGATATTCCCGGCTTTTCTTGCAGCAGACGCAGACGCCATGCCGCCGATAGCCGAAAGAACCGTCGACGCGATGAGTGCCTTTCCAGAAACCGCCGCTAGCGCAGCCATAGATCCCCGCCTAAATGAACGAATCCCAAGCGCTTCAAAAACCTGCCCCCGTCCTCAGACTCAACTGCATAGGTCGGTGTGCGCGCAAACTCGAGCGCTCGAACCAACCCTTTCCATACAGTGATGCTGCTCATAAACGGTCTAAGCCCTTCCCGATATTCGGTGAAAAACTTTCTGAACGTCCTTGTCTGAATGACACCCGCGATCCCCATCGGATAGCCGTCAACCGTGGCAACCGTTGCTTGCACGGTTTCTTTCAGCCTGTGGCCGTAGAAAAGCTCGAGATCCGAAGGACGCGCCAGCCGCCACGCTACTTGTTGGAGCGGTCGATCCTCGCAATGCACGACAGCACCGTCACCGGTCTCGGCGCGGTTGCCCGTAAGCACACCCTCGGATCCGTTGAGTAATTCCCAGGGAACGGGATCATGTCCTTGTCGTAATGACTCCAAATCTCGTCCTCGTCTGTTTCCACCCCGTCCTCGACGAGAGGAAGGTTGTCCATCGTCGTGAAGTCAGGACCAAACTCCAGGGCCTGATAGTGCGTATTTTTCAGAATGAAGCCGATCTGATCGATCTGACCGCGCTGGTTCAGAGGCACCCCGTAATCTTCGCCAAAAGCCGGCTTCACGCTCTTGTAAAGCCCTTGGTAACTCAGCCCCACGATCGCCGCCGTCACGGCCTCGGGAAGCCCCGAAATACTTCCGCCATTTACCACATAGGTTCCGAGATCCTTACCGCCACCCCAGGCCACGACGGTCTCGCCCTCAAGGTGTCCAAGATCGGTGATTGTCGTCGTTGCCGCACCCGAATACTCGACGAAAGAATCGGCCTGCTTGTTGACCGCCCCGCCCTGACACTCGGACTCGAGCGCCCATCTCTCGTGATACCGAACCGTGTTCCCGTCTATGGTCCGCTTGACGATGTAGTAAACCGCATCCTCCACTGTTCCCGGCAGAACAGTGACATCCTCGACCTCGCCATCGGTTTCGTACTCGACCCACGCAATGACATTCTCAGCCCTATCGAATATCAGAATTGCTACCGTCCCATCCGTCCGCCAGCAATGCACCCGGACATCGGGTTTCATCTGAACTGCTATGCCAACTATCCCAATCTCGTTGAGATCCGGACACACCAACGACAGATCCTCGGGCTCGTAGTCGTTCGTCTGAATCGAATACTTGAGCTCGTACAACCGTTGAAGGCTGCGATCGACAAACACCCCTCGAGCCGACGTGTTCTTGAGCGCGAAGTTCGACGGTGTCAGAGGCTCGTCAAAGCTCGAGGATCGAGCGGCCAGAATGTTGTTGCCGTCGATCTTCTTGGCCGCTATTCGAGCTGAGTTGATAGCAGTACCGACCAGCAACCGTCCGAGAGACAACAGCCAATGAATGGTATCGATAGGCCCTTCACCGATACTTCTCGAGATCGGACCGGCATCGCCTTCGAACTCATCGTCGAAGTCCTCGTACGCATCGGCAATCGAACCATTCAGGACATCTTTCCCGGCCTGCCAGTTCCTGCCCTCGAACAACGACACGGCCGACGGCCAGCCACGATAGTCCGACCACTGACCTTCCCACCAGTCAGAACTCGCTGTCCCGGCGCCAAATGCCTTGAGAACCACGGCCTCGACCTCGGTCCCGCTGGTGTACTCGGTAATCCGAGCGACCCCTGAAATGCTGCCGGCAGAGAATGAGAGCGTGACATTCGCCGTTCCATCCGTGAACTCGCCCGTCTTCACCCCGATCCGATAGTAGATAATCTGGTTGTCCTGATTATCCAGGTGGCTCGTGCTCGTCGGGGCCGTATAGGTCGTCGCGAGATCGACCCACGTCCCAGGCGCACCGATCGAATACTGAACCGTCACCGTCGCAGTGAACGTGCCCGAGATCAGGATGCTGAATCTTCTGCCTTGGCCTACCCCAGTGACTCGAATCGGATCGCTGAAAGTGTTCTCGGCACTAACCGCCGTGTTGACGGTCTGCCCGATAGAGGCGACTCGAAACAGCGCCCCGACATGGTTCGTCTTGAAAATGGACTTTGATGCCGTCAGCGTCACGTCGCCATCGAGCGCATCGGTCGCGATCGTCACATTGGACGTGTTGATCGTCCTGAACGGTCCAGTCTCAGGCTCGTACAAAACCAGCGACCACGAGGTAACGGACCGACGCTCAATCTTTCTCTGCTGATTCGCCCCGTCCGCGAGATAGACCACATCCCCCGATTGGGAATGACGCACGTTCTCAATGTCGTCTGTATCCCACGGTGTCGGGAGCGTCATGACCCCCGCCGCTTCGACATTGATCGAGTCGACGAGCACCGTGTAACTGCGCTGGCTCGAGACCTGGATGTGGAAATTCCCGGTAGGCGTGAACGCCAGTGAATGCTCCCCGGTCCCGAGCGACGTCTCTGCGAGAAAGTCCTCACCCCCTGCAGAAGAACCGATCCTAAATCGTATCGGACCGCGCTCTACGACAATCCGAAGCGCGTGCTCCGTCCCGGTCTCGGTAACAGTGACTTCCTGCTGGCGAATAGCTGAGTTCGTCCCATCTCCCAGCAGCGCCAGATACCCGCCCGTCAGCCATTGCGACGTAGCGCCAGACTCATCGGCATCCGTCCAGCTCGCAACATCTGACGTAAAATTGCCGTTCGTCACCGAGGCGGATACTGTCTCCCGCGTGACGAGAGCATCCTCGACCCATACACGCAGAAGATTGTCCGTCAACTCCAACCGAGCGTAGTCGTCGACGCCGAACACGAACTCTATACACCTGGCGAAAGCATTGCTTGCCGTCGACCCAAGGTGCTTCTGTCCAGGTCGAAGCATCATCGGACCCAGCACCCGCGGCATCCAGTTCGTCATAGTCTCCGCGGCACTGCGGATCCGCTCGATATCTATCCTGGCGAGAGCGAGATCGGAAACTATCCCACGGTTAAATGCCAGGCTAACCGGCGCTACGGTTTTGGCCATCAGTCGAGGGTGGTCCCGCTCTCAGATTGCCGAGCTCGTTTGCCGCGACGAGACAAAACCCATGACGAAGGCCCGTTGAACTTCGTCGGCTGCTCCATCGAGTCGACAGCCTTGGCCTCCGTGAGACGACGCTTCATCTTCTTCTCCATCTCGAGCGTCTTGCTGTCGTCGTGGGTCAGCCCTGGACAGACCTCATGCGCTAACCACGCTCCCGCAAACCGAGTGAAGTTAGGCGGCCACAACGAGTAATCTCCCCCATACTGAACGTCGTTCGACACAAACCTGACATACAGGGTCTGCAAATCCGCATACCAATGCCCGCCGTCGGTCACGTACTCATTCAACGGTATGCGAAAATACTCGTCCTGGCACAACCCCATGAGCCGGATGAAGTCCGACGGCTTCTCGAAGGCATAGGTGTAGCCGATCTCGGGCGTGATCGACGGCTCGAACTCGAGAGCAATCGATCTGGCCGCAAAGTTCCACTGCCCCATCTGGAGAACGGTATCGAGGGCTTCTGCGTCCCATACCTCGTCGAGCTTGCGCCTGCGCTCAGTATTCTCGGTAAGATTCGCGATCTTCCGTTCGCCGAGGTTCCTGAGAGCCTCGTTGTAGAGTTTCAAACGTGTGGTTGCCACCTATGCCTACCTCCGCCTGGGTCGTTTGTTGAGCGCCTGCTGCTGCCGCGTCGCCCATCGGCAGTTGCCGGGCTCGTAGTTGCCATTGTTGTCTATTCTGTCGATTGTGAGATCCGCTGCTGGCTTGCAGCCCATGTCCTCAATGAAGCACTGAAACCCAGTCTTGTTATCCTCACCGAATCTCCAGCGATTGCACACGTGGATCCCACGGCCGCCGTAGTATTCGTATCCAATTGATTGCGACTCGTGGCATCTGGCCATCATGCTACGGTGCGTAGAGTATTCGCTCGTGAGGCCATCTACCGCATGACCATGAATGTATTTTGCCTTTGCGGTTGATTCACTGTGGACGCAACCACAGCTTGTCGTGTTTCCGGTGAGAAGGTTCGTGCCCAAAACATAGAGACGGCTGCCGCAATCGCACTTACACGCCCACCGCGAATGTACGCCAGACCGACCTGCGTATCCGACTGCAACCAGTCTGCCGAACCGTTTCTCAGATAGGTCGCGAAAGTTATGCGCGGTTGGTTTAGGACGCAGGTCAAACCCTGCGCCCTCCATCATTATCGCAGCGCGACTCATCTCAGAGCCTCAGCGACTTCGCATGGTTGGAAATCCACTGAATCGCAACCGACTTGTTCTGATACCCTTCTTTGACGACGTTGCTTCTGCTATCCAGCACCCGCCACTTGGAGATAGGCCCAGCCCACTCGACACGGAACCCGGTCGGGATATCGCCGTCGCTCGGAGCGCCCACACTCAGATCGGCATACGCGATAGGGCGGACATTGGCCGTGAGCCGATCAGCCGTCTGAACGATCAGCTCGGCATAAAAGGATCCATTCTCGGCCTCGACCTGAACCCGGTCCCACGGCCGCATGAGTTGCGCCACATGCTGCCAGTAATCCGCATCCAGCATGTCGTCGAGAATCGTCCCGTCCTCCGGAACAGCACGGAACACGTTGTGGAACTGCGTGCCCTGATTGATCGCGAATCGGTGCGCCTGCAAACGCCGCTTCTGCCGCGCCTCTTTGATCGCCTCTGCCTGTCCCTGAATGCCCTCCGGAACTTTCGCGCCTTCTTCAACTTGCTTTGGACTCGCCATTAATCGCTCCTTTAGCTCATAAAAAAGGCGGGCACTAGGCCCGCCCAAAATGGTTGTTGTAACCCCGACTACGATAGTGTCGCGATGTTGACCGACGCAGCAGGCGCCGTCACCTGAACCCGCACATAGTGCAACGTGCAAGTAAACGTGTCGTTGTCGATGACGAACACGATGTCGTTCTCCTTCATGCCGAGGGAATCCCCATCGGTGAAGTAGTCGTCCGCATCCACATCGGTATGCGGGTCGGCATCGTTGTAGACCCAGATCGCACTGCCGCCGCTACCCACGCGCGGAAGAATGCAGATCGGAGGATTGCTTGTCGCGTATGCCATTTCATTTACCTCCCTTATGCCGCCGCGAGCGCGCTGCCGTCATGGTTGATCACTACGACGCCGGAGTTCTGCAGGATCTGCGTGCCCATGAAAAGCGAGCACCGAGCCCACGAGATCTGCTGCCGACCGTCGTAACCCATGTCCACATCCATGTCGGATGAGTTGTAGGCGTGCCCGATCGCCGACTTGTGGTACATGAAGCACTTCTCGGCTGCTCCACCCGCCCCCGGCAGATTCGGATGCACGCACCACGACACACCCAGCCAGATGTACATCAAAGGCTGGTCCCGCCACGCCGGATCCGCATTCTCGAACGGACCGCGGTTGATGTACTCCCTCGACGCAAACTCCGTGGTCTGCATCAAATAGGCTTCCATCGCAGGCGTGATGAGCGCGTACAGGTTCGAATCCCACGGCACGCTCGCATTGCCCAAGATCGTCTTGGCCTTCATGACCAAAGAGACGGACCCCGTGACCGCGGCACCCGTGTTCACCGTGCCCGTATTCAGCTCGGTGACGATGTCGTCGTCGATCTTCCGGTTCATGACCGCCCGAGTCGTGCGCTGCATCAGCGAACGCTGATCGCCCTGACTCTGGAAGATGTTGAACCCGGTCTTTTCGACGAGGTCGTGCCACTCGACGAGCGTCACCGCTGTCTGAGTGTTGTTGTCTCCGCGTCCCGGAATCTTGCCGTTGATTCCTCGCGTGACCGCGGTCGCGCCGTTCGAACCCGCAACATTGAATGTCGCCTGGTTGCCCTTGATCGTCGCCTCGGTGGTCGTCGATTGCCGGACCAGGGACTGCTGCTGCTCGAACTCAGCTACCAGCTCGTCACGATATTGGACTACTGCTGCTGACTCTGCCATTTCGCAGACTCCCAAACAAAGGTTGTAACGACCTTCCGCTTGGGTTGTCCGCTTCAGAGATCTCAGGGTTGTCGGCGTTGCGCCGAGCCTTCAATCCCCTCGCAGGGCCAGCTTTCGGATGCTGTTGTGTCCGGGCCTTTCGGGTTGTCGGACTGGAATCATAGATAACTGAAAAGCCGATCAGTGTCAATCATCTACCCATACTGATCGTTCCGCTTGGCACGCGACACCGGCGTATCCGCGGGAGGCTTCTTCTGCTTCCCGGGAGACTTGCCCTTTGGCGCCTTGCGACGTCGGCCCGGGCGCGGCCGACTCAGGATTGTCTTGGCCATCACGCTGCCTTGTTCCGAGCCTTGACCTTGTCCCGCTGCTCGATGAGCTGCCGGTACTCATTCTGCAGACCATCAGCCTTAGCGCCCTTCCAGTATTCGCTGTTCTTGTTGCCCATGAGCCCCTTGAGCTCGTTGATACGATCCTCCATCGACTTCATGTCGCTACCACCGACCGGGAGCGTGGGCGAGTCATTGACCTCTCGAGCGAGAGACATCAGCGCCTGCATCACCGACGGCCGATTCAGAATAGCCGTGCCGTCTGAACCCCTGGCGCTCATGATGACCTCGACATCTTCCTCGTCGAAGCGCGCATCCAGCAAAGCCTGAACGCGTTTGACGTTCGGCTTGTAGTCCTTACCCCACTCAGCTCGGAGCGCTTCCTCGGTCGCCGTCGACGCCCTCTCATCGTTCTCGGCCAGATTGTCGATCTCGGCTTGCTTGTAATCGTTGTACCAGCCAATGGCTGCATGGACCGTCGACGGATGCGCGTTCAGATCGTGCATCCTCTTGGCGAACGTGAGCACGATATCCTTGTCGTCCTCGCCGATCACCAGCCCCTCGGGAAGATTCTCGAGATAGGCTTCAGCCGTCTCCGGAAGGTTGTTCTCCTTGAGCCAGGCTTTCGTGGCGTCCTCGTCCAAGTCTGCCGGCCGGGCCAACGGACCGGACTTCTGCTCGCTCAGCTCCTTGAACTTCTGCTCGGCCGAAAGCCCCCAGTTGACAATGGCTTTCGGCTCCGCAAAACGCTCGAGCCGCTTCTGCAGCTTCTCGTCGTCACCGGCCAAGTGCGTCCGCCAGTCCTCGGTGAACCCGTGAGACTGGACGAACTTAAGCTGATCCTCGGACAGCGCAACGTCGCCCTTCCCATCGCCGCCATCTCCACCAGCGCCACCGTCTCCTCCACCCTCGCCATCGTTTTCATCGTGGTAACGGTGCTTTTCAAACGGAATCATGAATCCTCCTCGTCTGTCCTCGCGTACTGCGACAAATGAATGATGTCCTGGCCGACTCTCATCCGGCCAAGCGCAATGTCCGTCAACCTGGAATCCGGCCGGTACGGGAAATCATAGGTCCCGCACAGCACCCGAATGATGTAATCGAGCGCCTCTTTCTGCTGCCCCTCATTCGCTTTTCCAGCGCGTAGAGAACGCAGCGCCAGAACATCGGCCTTCGTGTATAACGGCCGTGCTGTCGGATCGGCTGCCGCCTTCTCAACGCGCCGCTTTTTCAACACGTTTCTGCTGGACCGGGCTCAGCTTCATTTTGACCCCATCCGCACGCTCTGCCGCGAACTTACCCGGCACCATGATCGGCTTCACGCGAAGCTGGACCATATGCTCCTGATCGTCGACGAGCTTGCGCTCGGCAATCTCCCCAAGCTCATCTAGAGACGAGATCGTTGTAGACGGATCATTGCCACCGTTGACCATGACCTCGTACAACGCCTTGGGTGATTCCTTTGCCGCTTCTTTCGAAACCTTTGCGGCTGGTTTATTCGCCATGAATCTGCTCCTATTGCAATGCCTGACTCGCCTTGCCCATTTGCTCTGCAGCCGTGGCCGCTTCTCCAGCTATGGCCGCGGTCTCGGCCATTGCCCGCTTCTGATTCGCAGCCTCGGCCAATTCTGAAGCCTCGTCCTCGTCACGAAGCCATGCCATCGGCGTGCTCAACCCCTCAATGGCTTCACGAATAGCAACCGTCGCCTTCGGGATATGCGCCACATCCGGATCGAGCTCGACAGCCTCCATGATCAGGTTCTTCATCTCCAAGAACGTGATCGCCTTCTTGCGCTCAACAGCATCGTGCAGCGGGCTTTCGAACCGGAACCGTATCTCCCTGCCGTCCGTCAGCTCCCGAGGCATGTTGTGCGGTGCGCCAAAAGTCCCGGACCTAAGCAACCCTTCGAACGCGTCCTCGCAGATCGGCGCGTTGTATTCGTCCTCGATCGGCTCGAACAACGGCAAAGCCTGACGGATGTACTCCTGCACCATCTGCCCGACCTCATACGCCGTTCGATCCCTACCCTGACCCAGCGGCATGTTGAGCTTGTTCAGGTAGAAAATGGCCGCCAGCATGGATTTGCTTTCAGCCGCAAAGTCCATCCCGAACGGGAGACCGGACTTGTCCTGACTGATGGTCCGCAGAACATCGCCCTTGCGCTCGTCGTACTCGACGTCAGCCCAGGTAATGCCCCCGGGATACCAGTTCACGTCCTCGCGAATCGCGTCCTGAGTAGCGATCAGAGGCGGCCTGACCGCCATTTCCCCAGCCTCGAGCAAGGTCAAGGTCATGGCCTGGATCAACCTGGCCTCGGGCAAACCGATAATCGTTGCGGGCGAATACGCGTATTGAGCATCTCCAGGCGTCACCCAGCGCGGAATCGTATAGCCATGAGAGTGCGTTCCAACCTCCTCCATGACGTGCTTGTTCTCGACGTCGATGTAGAGCTGCACCCACGGCGTTCGAAACTTCTTCCCGACCGGACTCTCGTAGTCCTCGGCCTTGAGAACGACAGCCCGGCATGTGATCTTCTTGAACGGCTCCTTGACCAGGCATTGCCTGACCTTCTCATGAGCCGCGGCCGGGAACATGCCGACGATCTGAGACGCCATCGGCTTCCAGCGCCGATGAATCTCGCTGATCGCACCATCGGACCCTTCAGACCAAGCAACGTCTTTGAGATGCCAAGTCCGGTACAAGAGCCTGGAATCGCGCCAGTTCATCATCCTCTGGACGACGCATTGCCCGAACGCCGAAAAATCCCGATCGCCCTGCTTCGTCGCTCTCGAGAACTGAGCACCGCGATCGTACATCGCGCGTCTCTGAACCCCCGTAGCCCACTGCAGCCATTCCTTTGCCTCGAGCCCGAGCTTGTCCTGCTCCTCGGCCACCATCTCGAACCACGGCATGCTCCGCGGTCGCAGCATACCGCCTATGGCATCCGACAGCTCCCGATGAACCAGCGGCGGATAGCTGGTATAGAGATGCGCGGCGAACTCCTCGCCCACATCGTGGACGCGCGTGAACGTGGCTCTCTCGACGTAGAAGTTGTCGGCGATCTCTTGGTGCAAAGTGTCCAGCGTCGACTTGTCGCCGAACAGCTTATCTCCCCTGGTGATCAGGGAATTGATGCGAGAATCCACCTAGCCAGGCCCCAGCGTCCCGCCACCGCCACCAGTGAGAATCGTCGAGGCTCGGCCTGAGCCCACACGAGCCGCCTCAGAGCGTCTCCTGGCCAACCGAATCGACTCGATGTCCGGCTGCATGAGCGGCGCGTCCTGGCCGGTTGCAGCTTGCACATCGGCTGCTCGCTTAGCGGCTCGCGTGGTCTTGGCTACGTCATGCGCCGCCTTTCCGGCAGCCAGCCCAGCTCCGGCTAGGGCCACCTTGCCCAATACGGTCGCCGGCATCAAAGCTGAAGCTAGAGGTGCTAATGCCGCCATCGCTTACTCCTCTTTCCCATTCGCCCCAAATTCACTTGCGGATTACTATTCTGCCGCCGCCATTCGTGATAGTGACTAGGCATCTTTGCCCCATCAGTCCACGCCATGACCACGGCATCACCCTTGTTCGGCGATCGGCCGAGCTTATCGACGACCTTCTCCTTGGTCAGAATCTTGATTCCGTTCGGACTCAGCTCCCACGTCGGCGCCGTAAGATCCGCCACGAGCTCCGGATCGTCCGGCAACATGATCGGGCTTCCCCCGTCTTGCTCCGGATCCAGCGCTTCCCTGAATCGCCAGTACGCCTCGGCCCGCTTGTTGAAAAACCCCAGTTGCTTCTCGGCCGTCCTGCGAACGCTCTTGTCGTTCCCGCGGTACGCGTGACACTTGATCTCGTTGTCCTCGAGATGTGCGTAAGCCTGAGCCCCGACACTTTCGAGAACGTCGATCACCGGCACCGAGTTGTTGCGCCGGTGCTTGATGACCAGCACGGCGAGATCCCGGCCATGCGGCGTATCTCTCCCAGGACCCGAGACGATCGGCGCGTACCAGCCGTCATATCTCGGCGCAATGGCGTAGTCGTCATTCACCCGGGCCCCGTCGACACCGATCGCACACTGAGGCACGCTTGCCGGGGAATTGGCCGTCCAGCGCTTTTGCGCTTCCTGAATCCACGCCGTAGGAATGACCTGATCTACGTCGTCCTCAAAAGCCGTCCTGAACCCGCCCAGCAACAGCGAGCGCCACGGCTCCTGCATCGAGTCCAGTTGCCGCTCATAGTCGGTCGCGGCATAAAACGGGTTGTCCGATACCTTCGATGGAATGTAGGTTCTAGACGTCGGCTGAACCAGCTTCATCCGACCGCCGACCATGACCTCTCTCGCGTCGTCAGGTCCGGCTACCCAAAGATCATCCCCATCATCGTCAGAAATGACCCATCTCAACTCGCCATGCTTAGCCGGATTCTCGTACCGTGGATCGAGCCAGGGCGCGAACATCTTCATGACCCAAAGACCTTCCGGCCTCACGGGCGGGTTGGTGGCCATCACAACCCGGCATCTCTGCCCCTCGGTCTCGGTTCTGAGCCAGCCCATCACGAAACGGATCTGACTCTCGGCGAAGTGAGTCGCCTCATCAAATCCAATAAAATCGTGCCCCCTGCCCATTTGGCCATGCTCATCCCCGACACGGTGAGCAGCGACGAAGTTTATGCTCTGCCTATCGTTGATCCTGAGCTTAGGCGGCGGCGCTCCATTGAACCCGTTCCTTGATCCGTGGATCTTTAGAGCGTCCTCGATGAGCCGTTCAAGATCCCCGTACTGACGACGCATAATGAGCGATCGTTCGTGTTGCGTGAACGCGAGCCCGAGCAAAAGGCTCGACTTGCCGCCACCAGGCTCGCCCCCGAATAGCACCACATCGGCCAGCGAAAAATACCCGTCCGTCTGCGGACCAGGATTCGGCACCCACTTGAGATGCGACGTGCCCTCGCGAATCTCGTCGTCTAGGTTCTTGAGTTGATCTGGCGGAAGTCCCGCAAGCCTTTCGATCAGGCTGTCAAGATCATTCGGACTGAGTCCCATGCTCCCCCGAGACCAGCATGAACGCGACGCGACGTGCACGCTCAAGCGGTGTCATGTCCTCAATCTGAACAGGCCCGCCATCCCTCCCGGTATGCTCCAACCTATTCGGCCAAAGCCCAAGGTGCTTGCCCAAGTCCACGAGCGCCGCCCGCTTGTCGGCGAGCCGGATCTTGTGCACATGCTCAACCGGTCGATTGCCGTCGTCATCTTCGTTGCCCGGCCGGGTCTGCACCTCGACGGACACCACGGCGCCGGCAGTATCGTCATCGAGATCGGTGATTTCCATGAGATCTCCATCGGGCGTGAAGATCTTGCGGATGTCGGCAAAGCCGAGCTTCGCAAGCTCCGCGATGACGCGCTCGGCAGTGATCCCGGATTTCTTGGCCAAGCTCGCTAGACCGGCCTCGATCGCGGCTGCAACGTGAGGCTTGCTCAGAAGCTCGTGCCCGATCGCGTGGGCAGTTTTCTTGCTGTAGCCGGCACGTAGCGCCGCTTGAGTCGCGTTCTTGTCGATCATGTATTCCTCGACGAAACGCTTATGCTTGACCGTAAGCCCCTTGCTCACGGTGCCGCCTCGGCGTAGATCTTTCATTGCCATGGGAAGGCCGTCGGCGCCTGCATGAGCGGAAATAGCCTATCGACCGCACGCAGATAGAGTAGATCAGCTATCTTGAGCGTGCGATGCGTGAATTGATCAAGGCTGACACGGTTACCGTCTGAACTAGATTGATCCTCCCAATACACTCGACTTGGCAGTTCCGTCACAACATGGCAATGGTGCTGTCCATCCAGATCAGTCCACGCAAAGAATCTTGCGTCTTTTGGCAGGTACTTCAGAGTGGATTCAACGTCATAGACGCTGCGCCACTTATCCTCGTCACCGGCAACGATTTCCTCGTCGTGTAGACGAGCCTCCGCAGGACGAAACACGCTCGACAGCCCAATGGCCGAAACAACGCTTTGGATAAAGGTTCTGCGCTTCATAGTCGAATTCCTCAAACCCGATGATCCTTCCCCGCCCTCGAGCAGCAGAGATACCGCCCATCGCGGATCAGCAGCTTATCTCCGCGATGCACGAGGGTTTTCTCGTTCTGGTGGCCGAGAAACAGATCGTCGCCGATCACGCTCACGTCAACATCGTGCTTCTCGACAAACGCCGCAATGGCCCCGGCATTGGTGCCGTCCCAGATGATCTCAGGCTCTGGCCCCTCGTAAGGTGTACGGTGGATCCCGATGCCATCGAACAAGCCGCCGCCCCGCAGCCGAACCTCGATCGTCTCGCCAAGCTCGACTCGGGTATCGAGATCGCCAATTCCCGTAATACGCAAGACACCCGAGTCATCACGCACCTGGCAGGCGTGGTGATCCAGCAAGCGCTTCACGTCGTCGAAATTCTCGCCGGTCCACTGGATTTTCATGCGAAGCTCGCCATGCGGTTTTGAACGCCGGCCTCGATCGCCGCCAGCCGCGGCCATTCCGCGTACTGAAGCTGCAACACTGAGCCACCCTGACCGGCCCTGAGCAGCGACACGGGCGTCGCGCCACCGAGCTCGACCCGAGGCGCGGCCAGCCACTCGATCGCATCCAGCAGGGGCAGCTCCTGCGTCGCGTTGCTCCAGGCCCGATCCGTGAAGTACCGGGTTTTCTGCTCCACCGACACAGATTCCATCGTCAGATGCGGCTTGGACGGTAGGCCTTCTTCAGCATACTGGCTGCAACGATTGAAGCCCTCGCCCAGCGGGCGGCCGCAGCCGCTACACCGCCCACCACGCCAATCCGGATCGGTGATTTCTCCTGGCAGAATTTCGAACATGCTTCCCTCCGCAAAAAGAGCCGGCCCGAAAGCCGGCCCTACTACCCAGAAAACTACGAGTCGCGCGCCTGGTCCGTAAGACCTGTGTTGAAACCTTCCGGAAGCGCGGAGTTTCCGCCGACCTGAACCTCCGTGCCCGCGGCCGCCCACTTCGTAGCCGCAGCGACACAATCCACGAAATAGATCGTGCCATTGACCTGCGCGTGGTAAGTCGCGACAACTGCAGGAGTCGCCGCTCCGCTGATGTTCAGCAAATTGCGGAAGAAGCAGCGCCGGAAGATCAACGTCGAGCCATTCAAGGCATTGTCGGCGTCCGCATCCACCCACAACGGGGTTGTCTCGCTCGCCGCCATCGGGAACTCGCAGTCGAGGAACCGATTACGCTGAGACCCGCTTCGAACTCGGACGCTGGCGTTCGCCGCGCCGCGCTGTTTCGTCTCGAGACCAACCGCGCAACGCTCGAACGTATTCTCGTCTCCATCGGTGAGCTGGATCAGGTAGCTCCCAGCTCGCGCAGCGCCATTCGCATGGCCCATACCGCCAAAATGGATGTTGTAGAAGTAGTTCCGATCCCCGGTGACCTCCAGCAACTCCTCATCGGTAGCGGCTTCACCAACACCCTGGAAGAACGAAAACCCGCCGAAGAAACAGCCCGAGGCAGTCACCTGCATGAGCGGATTGATGTTCAATGTAGCTGTCGTCAGATGCGAGATTCGCGCTCTCTGCGCTTCCCACGTCGGCGCCGTAATCGCCATCAAGTGCGTGGCATTCTTGCTCCACACGAGCGTTTCCTCGACTCGCGCCGTCGCCGTCGTCCCGCCATCGCCGATCAGCACGACAACATCGTTCTCGCCGGCTGTCGCCAAATCGTGTGCATCCCCCAGTGTTGCCACGGCCGTCCCCGGCGTGTACGCCTTCCTACCGTCGCTGCCATTCGCCGGATCGCAAAAGATCAGCCGTCCCCGCCCAGTACCCGGCGCGGGAAACATGATCCGACCGTTCGCGACCGGAAGACCATCAGGCGTGATACCGAACAACCGTCCATGCAAGCTGATAAAAGTCTCGTCGTACATCTCAATACTCCTACGTTAGCCCCTGCTTGTTGCTGACTGCTTGTGGGGCGCTTCCGGTCAAACCCAGGCCGGCATGGAAAAAATCAATAGAGATCGCTGCAGCGCAAAATCACAGCGGCATCGGTCGCACCGTTCTGCAGGACCTTGAGATGCGTGAACACCACGGGGAACGCATAGAGCGTACCCGCCGCAGTCACGTTCACCGGCACCGTATCGACCGCGCCTTTGTCGAGGAACGACATAGCGACCGTCGTATAGGTAACTTCGCCGTCCAGAGACACCAGCAGATCAACCGCGCCGGTCGTGCTCACGATCGAGCACACGTCGTAAACGCTCAAGTCGCCAGTAACGATGATCTCCTCGTCGTTCTCCGTGCAGGAGTTCTCGTAAGTGACATGGCTGCCGAGAACGGAGACCGATTGCGTCTGACACGCGGCCTGCGCCACTTCCGGCTGGTCCGTCACGATCCCCAACAGGATCAAAAGCGCCAATGCTGCTAGCCGTTTCATTGGATTCGTACTCCTACGTCAATCAATAGACCGCCGCCACCACACAACTGCCCGCTGCTCAGAAAGTACGTGATCGCCGCATCCGCCTCGACCAAAGTCCCGATAACGGGTGAAGTCCTGGCCACGTTCCCCTCCGCAAGCACTGAGCAAATATCCCCGCCGTCTACGGTTGTAAGACTGCACAGCGCCTCTATCGTAGATACCGCAGTCGCTTCGGCAACATCCTCGACATCAGGGACGACCTCACCTATCAAGACTTCACTCGATAGATCGACACCGTCACCGTAGGGATCTTCGGCCCGCAACGTGAACGTGTGCGTACCACAAGTACCGTCTGGGATCGCTCCAGAATCCTCGCTCCACGTCAGGTCATCGGACTCTGGATCGGTGACGTGATCGGCCGATACGAAATCATCCCCGACACCGCCAATGGACAGATTGCCCGTGTCGGTGTCGAGCATCCATGCTGTTCCGTCCTGGTAAAGTGCGTCCTCACCTGGAGACAGCGGCCACTCGTCAGGGACGAACGGCACGCCGTTGTTGAATACGAACGTGGCAAGGGCTTTACTCGCGAAAAACCCGATGCAAACGCCCCACAGAAAGCGCCTAGTCATACAGGTCTAGCGCCTCTGCACTCACGTCGTAGCAGTCGCCGTCCATGAACTGCCGAGATTCGTCACCGCCAGCGAAATACTGAATACTGCCGTCGGTCTCGATGTTCGTCGCAAAACCATCAGGCGTCGTCAGCGAGTCAATGCGCACGAGATCGCCGGTCGTGCAGTCCGTGAGCTGCAACGGGTCCGTCATCGGTGCGCCGGAAAGCGTCACACAGTTCGATGAGGCAGGGCAGTCCAGTTCCTCATCGGCCAGCGTCGTTAGGTTCGTGCCGTCCGTGATGTACAGATCGGCGATACGAAATCCATTGGCGAGCGTCAGCACTTCGGAGAAGTCGAACGGCGTCATAGCTGGAGAAGCCGTGGCCGTCGCCATCGCCGCTACATCGCCTGTGCAGTCCCCAGCCTGCACCTGAGCGATCGTAGGGGCCGTTTGATCCTTCGGGCAGGCCACCATATCCACGGTGCCGGCCGCATCGAGAGAGCCGTCTATCGTGTACGCCGTGGCCGTCTGAGAGGCGACCGCGGGCGTTACGTCGAACTCGCCGGCTGCCGATGCAATCTGAACAACGAACGTAGCGCCCCGCCAATCGGTGCCCGTGAAATTGGATTCCCAGCCTCCTGCGGGGAAAGTACACGTGCCTGCTGAGGTGCTGTCACGACGAGCGAGACCCATTTTCTCGTTCGTAGACATAATCACGTCTTCGGGGTCGATAACTAGCGTCCACCCAGCCGGCGGGCCGGTAAAAGTCGTGCCGCCGCCTTCCTTGTGGAAGAAGTTGTAGCACCAGTCCCCTTCCGCGACCGTGACCGAGCAATCCATAGCCGGATACGGCGCTACATTCTGCACGTTCCCGCAGTCTTGCGTGTCGCCTATCGGCGTCGTGGTGTTGATACCGCTAAGCTCAAAAGTCTGGCCGTTCATGTCCGCAACGGCGTTGCCGGTCGCGTTAACCGTCAGATTTGCCGCTTCGGTTTCATCCGAAATCTTTGTAGCTATAAGACCACTAGAAGCAGTGGCCAGCGTGCCGACGCTTACGATGTCGTCGTTGAATCCGGTCTCTGCGACCGTAAAAGTAGCGTCATCGTCATCGGCATTGGATACGACCATGATGAGATTGCCGCTCGTCGGCGTGCTGACGTTAGGGACTTCACCCGTGTCCGCGTCGAAGTGAGTGAGCGCCCCCGCTTCGACTTGTGCAATCTGCGCGTGCGCGGACGACGCCAGCAAGTAGAGCAAACATAGGAAGTAGACGCGCATCAAAAGCCTCGCGCCGCCTTGTACGCCGCACTCGCGTCATCGAGCGCATCAGGACCTACCGCCGTCGTCGGTAGAATAGCAGCGGGTGTGAAGGGGAGTGCCGTGTCGCTGTTTCGATTATCGACGGTTCCGGTGTGATGCCCGGCAATCAAAGAGATCGCGCCGGTATGCTGCTCGATGAGTGTATTTCGGGCGGGCTCGTCATAGTTTCCTTCGGGGTTGAAGAACTTACCGACAATCAGCTTGCCCTCATTGCCTGAGAATCGGTTGTCACTCGCGCACGAGTGTCCGCCAGCCTGGTTTTGCTGGCTGCACACGGGATTTCCAGTCAGATTGCCAGACATGACATCGTATGCACCCGTGTTCTTGATGGCGTTGCCGATGAACACGTTGTCATAACCGTGGGCGCGCATCCCGTCGCTGTTCACGTCGAAATAGTTGCTCTCGAATATCGAGCCGTGCAACGTCCCGCCGCGCTGATCCAGGTTTCCGGGCACGTTGATGAAGGTGTTGTAGGCGGCAACTACGCCACCGCACTTGAAATCGACGGTAGCCGCGCCGATTTGTGTGCCTTGCGGATGATCTTCGATCCGGTTGTACTCTATCCAGTAGCCGCTATCGATGGTCGGATAGTCGAACCGAGAAGTCTCGCAAATCTCGATCGCGTCCGTTTGACCGGATGAGTAGTTAGTAGGAACAGGCTTGTCTATCCAATCGTGAATGTAGTTGTGATGAATCCAACCGTCGTATGGGAAATCGGCCGGACCGTCATCCACCGTGCGTATGGCTTGTCGGTTGCCAGTCGTTGCACCGCCAAAGCCAGCCGGAGTGTGTATCTCGTTATAGGCAACCTCCGGCGTCGAGCCGTTGCGCGAAAGAGAAATATTCGGGCCGCCATTGCTACCAGTGACCTCGTTAGCGATAAACTTGTTATTCGTGCCGCCGATATTGATCCGCACTGCGGTACCGGAGAACAATATCCCGGTGACGATATTTCTCGCCCCGCCCATCGTCCAAGCGCCTGTAGCAGTGCATTGGAGAGCGTTTAGGCACTCGACGACAAAGGGATTGTTCGCCGCACAAGTGGCGTTGATCGTGTGATTGCCGGTATGCGTGCCGTCCGCAAGCTGTAGGGTCTCACCGCAGTCTTGGTCGCCGAGCGCCGTTGCGAGCTGCCCGACTGTGACTGAAGTATTTGTGCGCCCGCCGAGCAAAGTAACGCCAGCAACCGGATCTGTGTACTCATCCGAGTAGCGGTCGCCAGTCGGGGGCGACCCGGCAGGCACCTCGATGCTGCCAGCGGCCGAGGCAGTTGCTACGTTACCATCAACGTCGTCGCTGATAATCGTGTAGCTCGGTGTAGTGCCGGCAGTTGCTCCGGTATCGGTGAATGACTGAACCGGGAGCGTGTTGAGCGTCACATTGGCGTTGACGACAGATACCGGCGTGCCGTTCTGATTGGAATTTGAGGCAGGACCGACCAGAACAGTTGGATTCAGATTGAGCGTCTGGCTCAGGTTCGTGGCTAAGTTGCGGCAGTCTGTGTCGTCGCTAGAAAGCGTCGTGATAACAGATCCTATGCGCGTAATGGCAAGACACCCTGGAGCCGTGAAAGCCGTCAAACCGTCTTGAACGACCGCACCGTCAGTAGTGTTTCGCGTGTAAGATCGGACATTGCCGCTATCGGCGTGATGGTGAATACAGACCTGGCGTGAGCCCGCGGCGGTGCCTTCACGCACACAGAGATTCCCTCCCCGATTGGCTTGGGTTCCGCCAGTCTCGCTCGTCACCTTGATTATGGAGGTAAAATCTCCAGCAACAGGTGCGTAGACCCAATGGAAATTAGAGCCGTCAATGCTGTTCCCGCCATCGGCTCCTATCGTGAAATCAACTCCAAGGGGAGGGTCTGGACTGTTGCTCGGGTTATTGACCGTCCCGACCGTGGCTGCTGTGTAAGTCAAGCCCGGAGTATCGGAGCCCGTAAAAGCAGTCGGCGTTAGTGGAGTACCGTCTCTCAGAACGGTGAAGGTGGCGAGACCTGAAACATCTTCGTCGGCAACCTCCGGATCGGCTGGAGCGTAAAAACTGATGACCGGCTGATCGCTGCCGTCTAGATCCACAGCCTTTATGACGATCTGCGTCGGCGCTGTCGTGTCCGTGCCAGGAGTTTCGGCGGCTACCGACTCGACGCTGAACGCATTGCTATCAACCGTCACCCCTTCACGTACCGCGCGAGCTTGGCAGCCAGTCAAAGACGCCGTGCCCGTGTCGCTGTAAGCCAGATCAGGGCTCACGAATGACCAGCCACCCGATAGCGTACAGCCGATGATCGAGAGCGTGGCGTCAGGCGTTCCAGGCTCGGTCAGATACGTTGCTCGAAGGTCAACGGTAAACGGAGTGCCTTCGACCTTGTTGGTAAAGCTCGGGATCGTCGCCCACTCGAAGGTGGGAGCGGCACCGTCGTCGCCGTCGGGGTAGCGGGTGTCGATGACCCCGCTGTCCGTGGCCGTGAACTTCCCGGCGTTGATGATCGTCTGCGCCAGTGCCGTCGTCGGGCGCCATATCGTCCCGTTGTGCCGCGTGATGCAGACCGGAACGATATCGTCCTGAATGTTGTCGAGTGCCCAGCGCTGGCAGCTCTCGACCGCCTCGGCTTCGGACTGATGCAGCGAAATGACCGTGCCGTCCGCTTGCTCGGCCTGCCAGTTCTGCGCGCCTAGCCGTATCGCTTCCCAAAACTGAGCAATGGCGAGCGGAGAGATCGCCAGTATCGCCAAGACGACAACGGCTCTCGCAATGAAGCGCTTCATGAAATCTCCAGATATGAAAAAGCCCCCGGATGGGGGCTCGGTGAAAACTACTTCGTCAGACCGTCAGCGTCGGTGTATCACGGGTGTTTGCAGGTATCCAGCCACCGCGCTCAACAACCGCCTTAAAACTCCCGGCGAAGTCTCCAGCGGTCGCACGGAGTCAATGTCCAGCTTGTATAGCGGCCAGTCGTACGTGAGGGGATAACCGTCTCTACTGTGATAAGCCCTGCCATTCTCCGCGATACAAAGTAATCCCTTCCACTTGAGCTTGACCTCGCGCCTGTAGCCGTCTGGCGTCCTGCAATCGGCGCCGCGAACGATTCCCGTGTGTGTCAGTCTGCGAGCGAACAAAGATTTGATAAGATCAGTTGCAGCCATGTCATGCCTCCGGTTAGGTGTGGCGGGTCAGAACCCTGGCAGGACCGTCACATCCTGCTGGGGTTCGCTTTATTGCGACCTCCCAATAGTACGAATATTCTCGGGTTCGTCAATGACGCAGTTAACAAAAAACCCCGCGGTGCGGGGCTGGGTGTTGCTCGAATCGTCGTGTAGGCCACGTTTCTCCAGGGCGCACGTCTCCCAAGGATTGTCCCGTGATCCCGAGGCAGAGGTATCGGGCGGGCCTACTCACCGCTACGGACGGTGGACGTCGAACGTGGCCGACTATACCGCCGCTCCAGCCTGTCTGCAACACGCTGCACCGCGCAACGCCTACGGTGGGTGAACTCGGCCTCGCGGATCTTAAGCCCATCGGCCGCGAAACTATCCGATTCCCCGCACAGGTACGTCCGCCGCAGTATGGCCCGCATCCACCGCGGCAAGATGTTGACGATCGACTCGATCTCAACGACTGCGCTTGAAAGCCCGAAGGACGGCAGCTTGAACGTGATGCTCGGCTTGCCGTCAGCGGTCAATGCATCGCGGCCGCAGTGCGTGCAGGTACGTTGCGATCGAAACCACTTGCGGCAACCGGGACACTCCATCCATCGAGGCTCCAGTTGCTTTACCTTGCGGCCACGCCCGATGCGCGTGACTCGCCTGATCTCGCGCTTTAATTCGCGATGCGCGCCCTCGAGGATGTGGCGCTGCTCCGCGATGCGCTCGATCGTCGACTGTTTTTTCGACAAGCCAACGGCAGCGCCCGCATTACCGCACGCGACACCCCATTCGGTTAACCTCTGTTCGGCGTACTCGAAAGCGGTAGCTTCGGCGTCCATGCGCATAACCGCGGCCATATTCAGGTTTGCTCAAGCGTAGTCACGCCGCTACCTCGACTTCCTGCTCTCGCTCAACCGCGAACGGGTCGCCGTCGTCGATGGGGAACAAGAGCTTCTCGACGATCGCGTACTGGTCGCCATCGGCATTGACAAACCACCACGTATCGGCGAGCCACGCGCAAAGCTCCACTGGCATCTCGCGAGCGTAAGGGCCCGAAACGATCGTGCCGGTGCGCAAACAGGGGCTCTGACCGCAATTGAATTCCGGCGGAGACCACCCGATCCACACGCGCACGCCGGGGCCGAGAGTGCTCATGCTGCCTTCCAACCGCGCGCGCTCAACACGCGAATCGTCATGTCGATGGCCTCGCCCTGCTTCACCTGTCGCGGCGTGAACGACAGAATCACGAAGCCGGCGAGCGCCGCGTCGTTGCGCTTCTCCATGTTGCGCGTCAGGTCTAGCGGATGTGCGTGCGCGCCGCCGATCCATACGCCGCCATCGATCTCCGTGATGAGCTGGTACTCGGGCCACACGAAGTCGAAGTACCAGCGGCTCGGAATGTTCTTGCCGTCCTTGCGCGGAACCTGCTTGGTGCGCAGCAGCCGATACTGCTTGCCGTCTCGCACGAATTTGGACACGGGGACCGGGAGCTGTCGGGCCATGCACTGCCACGCGAACTCCCGCTCGCCGACGTTGCTCTGCTTGCCCTCGGAGCGACGCTTGGCCTTGTGACCGCGGCGCAGCGAAGCGATGGCCACGCGGCCTATGGAATCAGCCGGTGCGAACAGATCCGTCAATGCGTCCTCGCCTCCGCGCCAGAGTCATCGCTATCGCCGTTCTTCCCGACCGACAACCCGAGCTGCTGCTGCTTGCTTTTCTTCGACTCCACCAGCTTGCCGAATTGGATCGTGACGTTGGCGTCGTGGTTCATGAACTGCACGAGATGCGCGAGATCATCCGAGTCGGGCTTCGCCTGAACTTGCAGCGAGACTTCGGTCATGCCACCGACCTGCGGCTCGAGCATGATGCGCGCGAGATTGACTTCGCCGAGCTCGATTTCGGTCTCAGTCAGCCCCACGATCAGCACCACCGCGGCACCCTCGAACTTGTCCTTCATCGCGAACGCCTTGAACTTCTGGAACGCGGGCTCGGCCGGTTTGCCGTTCTTGGCCTGGGTGAACAGCGCTTTGTGGGCGCGGGAATCATCGAGCAGCGCGTTGAGCTCGTCGGGCTGCAGCATGATGCCGGCGAGCGGGATGTCGCAGGCGGGCACGTCCTCGTCGCCGTGGCGTTCTGTGCGCAGGTTGATGGAATTTCCAATTTTGCACGGGCGGTTGTCGATGGTCAGCATGGGTGGTCTCCGGGTTGGGGTTGAGATGCGATGAACTCCAGTAACTTCACCGGGTCGTAGCGCTCCCGCGCGACTCTGAACTCGGCCGAGCCGATGCCGCGGATTGCGATAGCGACGATGAAGTGGTCGCCGGCGTCTGTGGACAGCCAGGCGTAGCGGATTGTTGCCGGCGGCTCTGCGAGCATTGCCAGGAGGCGGTGGTGGCGGTTAGAGGTCATCGGGTCCTCGGCGAGACGCGCGCAGCTTCCGTCGGATGCTCTGCAAATGGTGCCCGGCGGTCTCCGGGTCGGCTTTCTGCCGGGACAATCGCAACTGCCGTTCCTGCTGCGTTTCTGGCACGCCGAGGTAGCGCACGCCGTCGGACCTTGGCTTGCAGGCGTTGACGAACTCCGGGAGATTGCACGGGTATTCGCGGGGCGCGCCGGTCGCAAGGCGTTTCAAGCCGGCCATGACTTGCTCATCGGTGAGCTCGGCGATTGCTGCCAGCCACAGAGCGCTCGGCTCACCGCCGTACATCGTGATGAACGACCAGCCGAAAATCTCCTTGAGCCCTTGCCAGGCAACGATTGCGCGCTCATCAGTGGCGCTGCTCGAACCATTGCGCAAGGCGGCGGGTGTGCTCGTCGAAGCGAGTGCTCGCGGGAGCACGTCTTGAATTTTCCGCATTGATTTTCTCCGGGAAAAGGCCGACCCAGCCCTTCGCCATCGACTGCTCAATCGCAAGGCGCTGGGTTTCTTGGGGGAATTTCGCTAGCGCTTCGGCGACGCGGGTTGTTTTGTAGGGCCGATGGCGCTCAGCGCGCCGGTGCGCGAGCCAGATTTGCCACCAGTCTAGGTCGAGGTTCTTGATGGAACTCCAATCCGGGATTTTCCGTTCTTCATGCCCATGCTGACCATTCAGTAAATCAGGATTCAATAAATCAGGATTCAGAGCGGAGTGACCCCCCCTTCCTGGGGGTGGTTTTCCGGAGTTCTCCGGAGTAATGAGGTCATCATGAGGCTCTTTTCCAGGAATCCTTGGTGGAATAAGACTGTCTTTTTCGGTGTAATGTGGCCGTTGATGGTCGAGAAACTTCGGAATCTCTATGTATTGATGACCGTTAATTCCGTAGCGAACTATCAATCCTCGGTCTGCTAATCCGGAAAGAAACGGCTCGCAGTCGAAAGAATCGGCCGGGAAGATCTCCATCTTGATCCGCTTCGGACGGTCTTCGAGCCGCCCTTCGCGGTCCGCCATCATCCAAAGACCGATGTAGAGCAGTCGGGCCTCAGCCGAGAGCTCGGCGAGCTGCTCGTTCTTGAAGAACCCAGGCTTGATGTTGCGGGATCTCATTGGAAAAGCCCCTCTTGCCCGTTGCTTCGAGCCGCGCGCTCCGAATCAAGAAGCACTTCATATTGGTCCAGGAGCACGGGCTCCACGTCGTAACGCGTAACATTCATCCCGGCGCAAATGTCGGCGATGGTTACGCAATAGCCCCAGGTGTCGTTGAGTTGGTCGTAGCGCGCCTGTTGCCGCTCTGGGTAGGCGTGTATTCGCGGCTGCATCCGCCCATTTATTTCAACGTGCCCGTATAGCCACGCGCGCAGCGCCTTGAGCCTTAGCCAATACACTTCACCATCGCGCAGAAAGTGGTATAGCAAGATGTCGGCGCCCTGTGTCCATAGCCACCCAGGCCGACCGCGCGACTTATTGCTAAACGTTTCTAGAAAAAAGTTTCCATGCCGGTTCGAGTACTCGCATTTGTGCTCGACCGCCCACGCAGTTTCATCATCCGAGTTCATAAAGTAGTCGCCGAGCGTCGACTGAATCTCGTGTGCATGCGGGCCTTTCTCGACTCTGACGAATCGACCGTCATAGACAACGGCCTTCATATGGACTCGCTCCAGGTGTTCACGACTCACAGATTCGAGCTCGCGGCACTTCTTGAACGCATTCACGCGGCAAATACCTCCCTGCGAATTTCGTTGCCCCAGCAAGTCCAGCCCTCGACAGCTCGGCGAGCGAACATCTCAAGCCGTGGCCCTGGGCTCGCCCGGTGAATGAGATCCCTAATTTGCTCTGGCTTTGCACTGTGCTGCGCGCGCCGAAACTCGCCCCAGCTCCGCAGCGACTTGTCAGCGAATGAAAGCGAGCCACGCACGCCCAGCAACAGAAATTCGTGCGACACGCGCCAGTAGTTGCCCATGCCGATTTGCGGTTTCACCCAGACATAGCAGCTCTTGTATTCGAAGCCCCACGCCTCAATAACGCGGCGCGCATCGAACAAAAAGGCGTTCGTCGTCCATAGGTGAAGGTGTGCGTTCTCCGCGGCAGCAGGCGCGACCGGCAGCGCGCAAATTTCATCCACGCTCATCCCGCTGTAGTGGTCTCCGGTTGCGCCGCGGGTGCCCTGGTTGCCGTACTGCCATGCCGGGTCTGCATAGATGGTCGCGAAGCCTGCACCAACAAGGCTCTCGAGATCTTCGGTCGTGCAGTAGTCGCGACTGACGTCATAGTCGGCAGACCGTGCGCGGGCACGCTCGACCGGGAGCAATTGCTTGACGTGCTTGCGCTCCATGCCGGGGTGAATGAGGCCCTCGGAGACGCCACGCTCCCATTGTTCGTCGGTGAGTTTCGTCAGCTCGTACAGCGTGCCCCACGACGGGGGCAAAACCGACACATGTGTCGGATTCGAGATATGCGGATGCAACCCGATAGCGACTAACCGTTGTCCTGTCCGTTCACCGAACGGCAGCCGTTCCCAGAGCGTCGCCTTCTCGCCGTGCGGAAGTTCACTGAGCGCGACCTGCACGCGCCTGCCGGTCTCGATGATGCTCTCGACGCTGGCGTTCCAGCTTTCGCGGATGTGTCCGACGTGCCAGTCGAGCGAACGAACCAACTCGTCGTCGCTCACCGCGCCCGCCGATGCTGCGAAGCCGAGGGGCATGAAGCGAAGTGGCTTTCGTGCCGCGACAGGTCGAGCTCAGTGTCCTCCGGCGCGACGGTGTCGCTGTCGACCGGCATGTTCTTGCCCGCCTCGGTGAACCAGATGATCTTCGCGCGACACGAGCGACACCGCTTGATGCGCAGCTCATGCCATTCATTCGTCTGGCAATCGTCGTCGAAGCTCATATCAGCCCCGCGTTCTCGGCCGCGACGACGCGCGCGGCAGCGCTTACGGAAAGCCCCGCTTCACGCCTCAGCAGGGCCATGCGTTCGACATCGCGGCGCTTGAACAGCAGTGGTCTGCGGCCACCAACCCCAGGAGTCCGGGCGCACTTGACGTGAGTGAGCGGCTTGAACGGCCCCAGGCCGCCCACCAGCGTTTGACGACCCAGCATCCAGTAAGCCTGCGAGACCGTCACCCACTCGGCGCCTGGGCGCGGGCCTGTGACTGGCGGCGGGGGGCAACCGTTGAGTTCGTGCTCGAGATGCG